CTTCGAGCAATCCCGTCGCTGGGTTGTAGATGTTAACAACTGGGGGTTCTAAACGGTACTCCGCCGGTGGCGGTGTAGGCTTTATGACCTGCTGAGCAGCTGGTGTCTGGGATATCGGTTTATCATATGGATTTATATATGCTGGAGCTGGAGCTGGAGGCGGTGTGCTGGGTAACTCATACTCCGCCGGTGGCGGTGTAGGCTTTATGACCTGCTGAGCGGCAGGTGTCTGGGATATCGGTTTATCATATGGATTTATATATGCTGGAGCTGGAGCTGGTGCCGGCGCTTTTGCCTGCGGTGCTGGTGTTGAGGACGTGCTACTGGAACTTTTGGCCGGGGTTGTAGTGGTTTTTCCGCTGCTACCCCCGATACTTACAGTTGCGGGTTTTGATGATGATCCAAGTCGAACCATTACTTACCACCTTCTTCTATCTTTTTAATAGCTTTCATGAACATCTTGTCAACGTTTTTCTGGGCTTCTTTCGCCTTTTTCTCCAGTTCTTCTTTGCTCATCATGCGAACCACGGATATTATAATGAATGACCAAGGATTTATACATTGGGGGTAAATAAGACCACCATGCAAATTAGGGTAAGTTGCGGATTAATAGAAGAATTAGAATCTCCGTTATTGAGAATCCCTGGAGGTGATGAACTTGGTGGACGAGGAAGAGCTGAGTCAGATTCGGATACCGACAGATCTATTAGAAATTGAGAATCCTATTGATGCCAAGGCTCGCCAGTGGCTAGTACGAATTCAAACCAATTTCTGGCAGTTCGACGCGGCAGTCCGAACCAGAGTCACATGGTTTAACGATCAACATTACAACCCTCTCAAGGTCTATGAAGGAATATTGCCTCATTATGAAGCAATAATGTCAGATCTTAGAGAATTCAAGAGATATCTCGATGACAATGGATTTCCATTAAATTCTTCATATTATCAATACTACGATGCTTATATGAAATATTATGAAGCATATTCAGATGTAGCAAAGCCGCCCGCACTGGTACAGGAAGAGTTGGATAGAGGGCGAATTGTAGGTATTTGCGACAAGGTTGATGATGGAGACACAATTTTCGTAAATGGCAAGGAGATCCGTCTCGCGGGTATCGATTCTACTGAGAAAGGAACATATAGCGGATCGAGATCTGCAACTGAGCGAATGAAGGAACTGGTTCTCGGAAAGATGATCACGGTTTATTTTGACCCGCATTCTCCCATGGAAATGTATCGGCGAGTCCTGGGCGCGGTGTATCTCGGCAATGGAGATGAAGAAGAGCTATATCGGCGCGACGACTGGAAAGACATTTTTATAAATTATATAATGGTAGATGAATGTCTATCAAAACCGAATGATAAAGGCCGGAATATGTATATCGATCATGGCGAGATTAAAGCCGCCTATGAAAAATGCAAGATTGCTGATCTTCCCACCATGGTTCGGGTTGAATTCAAGTCCAAACCAACTCACGCCATGATCTTCGTGGACGGCCAGGACACTCACCGTATAACTCCAGATTACTGGGACATGACACCAGGTGAACATGAAATAGCAATAGTTGCTGATGGTTGCAGTTCTCATCATGAAACCATAAATGTATCTCGCGGCAAAAACGTGATCTACAAGGTTCTGGAACCTATTCCAACTGCAATCGGGAATATCAACATATTCACGACACCCCCGGACTGCGACATCATAGTAAACGACATGCCCCAAGGAGTTGCCCCCATAATCGGATTGAAGGAAGTGGCCAATGAACTGCTAAATATAACAGCAGTAAAGGAAGGTTATGTTTCGAAGACAGAACAGGTTATCCCAGTTGCTGGCAGGACTGTAACTGTAACATTTGATCCGCTAGAAAAAACCTAGATTGTGAGAGGAAGAACCAGATCTTTTCCATCTTCCTTCACAACTTTTATCATTTTTCCAAGTTCTGTAAAATCCATGCCTGCTTCGTTTATGATCAGCAATCCGCCTTTACCGATGATAACGTTTTTAGATATCATATAGACCGTCACAGAGCGATTCATGTCATTTTTACCCTGTGTTGCTGATAAGAACCCATCGGCAACTAAGCGATCCAGATGCTTCTTGAAAGCATTTATTTTTCTATGTCGATCTGCATCTGATTCGATACCATAGATCTCCTGGACCAGTTCTGTTAGCGATTTGGGTTCGCCTTTTTCCAGTATTTCGATGGCTTTTACGTCTGCCTCATTCAAAACCCAATTGCGGCCCGTCAATAACCTGCACCTCCGATCCGATCATCCGAACCCGAACACCCGATAATCGCATGACTATTGCATAAGCGCATACAGGATGCCCGTTTGCAATCAATATCTGGCAAAGATTTTGTGCTAACTGGGCTTGATATTGTCCATATCCTTTAGGGCTATCCAGTATGGCCAGCATTGCTCGCCGTCTCTTTGGCATGTTTCTGACTTCTATATCAAGCTCAGTATCGAACATGGTCTATCCAAACATATCCTGGGTAGCTGTCTGATTCGGCGGTACAACCTTGGCAAGTTCTTTCATATATGTCTCTACATCATTCTTTTTCATCTCTTCAAACTTTTGCTTCATCTCATGCAGGCTTTCTGCATACCCGAAGTTCATCTTATATTTCTCGATCTGCATAGTCCATACATAGTCGGATGAATTGGTATCCTTGTTATATATCAAAAAGAAACCTGTCAACGACATCTGAAAATTGATGTTATCGGCGTCGATTCTATAACAGCCACGAATACCAAAAAGAAACTTTAATATTCTAGATGATATACTGTTATCATAATACCATACAGACCACTGTTTATTTGCTTTCGGTTCGCCAAATAATATTCTCCGTATCCTACTCATGCGCCAACGCCTCCTTAGCTGCTTCAATCGAGTCGTATTCTCCACGATACACGGCGGCTGCAATCTTCATCTTATTCTTCTGCGGCAGACCATCCAGTATAGGATTTGCCATGATCTGAGAACTAAATTCGATCCAGGCATTCTTTTTTCCTGGCTTTTTGTCTCCCTCGGTTGCTGGTTTTGCTTGTTTTACTTTGTCGTATCCGGCACTCATGAAGTTCTCATCAATTATATCCATGGTCCTGATAACTAGCTTCTTTGCTTCAATCTCGCATTCCGGAGAACCTGTTTTACATAATGCCCTGACATAATCACCATGTGAAGCCACCAGGTCAGCATCTTCCTTGCAGATATTGCATGGGTTGGAAACCTCCTCCATGCGAATATTGTCTACAAACTTCTCCAGGTTGCCGTCCTTGATAAGCTTCAAGCCATCTATATATGCTTCAGCGGTTCTCAAAAATTTGTCCTCAATGTCGGGTGCTACATTCCTGGTCTTTTGATATGCAACTGGTTCTTCCTGTTCTGGTGCATCTTTTTCCTTTGTTGGTGGGGCCGATGCGACTGGAGTATCTTCATTCCATGCCTTGGTTTTGTAATGATCCAGATATGCCTTCGATACATAAAACACGCAGCCGCACATCTGGTCTGAAGGATCTGGAGAATTTTTTATCTTATCCAGTGCCAGATCGCAGGGACAAGATTCTGCATGGCCGCAGGGACATTTTCCATCATTCTCTGCAAGCAACTGTTCCCATTCCCCGGGAGATGTTCTGCCGTGAATAAAAATACCGTTATTCTTGGCAAAATCAATTAGTTCTTGTGCTTTGCTCATATCTGCGAACCTGCCTGTATTCGATAAAATTTTACTATCTTGGCAATATCTTCGGGTATTGGTTGGCTACTTTGCTCCATCTCATCTGCCCATTTAAGGATGGCTTCTGTATTGGCGGCATTATGTGTCTTAGCAAACTCTATCTGGGCCTGGATAAAGGCAGACGGATTACTGGACGATTTTATTGCCTTGTATATAACTTCAGAGCCCTTCTTTATGGACTTAACGTCCTTCGCAATTTCCTCCATTTCTTTGCGGCACTCATTGCGGCCCTTTTCGTCAGGGACGAACTCACAAGCCCCCCTAGCCGAGTTCCAGGCGGTCATGATCTCTGGGACCAGGCATTGCACGCAGGGCTTTTCTTCTTTCTGTTCAGGTGTATTAGCTACACCAGAGTCTACGGCTTCTGTCATACGATCACCTTCACCTTTTTATATAATAATTCTTTCGAAGGGGCGGCAATGCTTCGGGTTCGACCAGGATAGCAGTTCCATTGTTGATCGAGCTTATGAGCCTGGCCAGCATGGAATCCGGAAATACCACCAGTTCTACTTCGCCTCTTGCCATCAGATCCAGTAGTTCGGCAATGATGGCCTCCTGCCTTACATTACCAGGCAGTTCTTGCGGGGCTTCTCCATCTCGGATAATACGATCAGCAATCAGATGATACCTGGCGGACCAAGCAGCCGCGAAATCTCCGGTCGCTATTAGCATATCGTCCACAACATTGTCGTCGTGAAAAAACCTTCTGTGGTTAGGCCCCTCTTTGCTCATTATGTCCATCATTTGATGAACATGTGGAAATTTTCTGCCGATAAGAATATCGTCTATGTTGTAATGTATCTCATGCTGTGGCATCCGGCTCCTCCATCTGTCTTTTCAGTTTCAATAGCTCCTCCGTTGTGAACTTGACACAGAATGATATGTAAGCCCACTCACCGTCTTTTTTGCTTAGTCGGAGTCTTGCTGCGAACTCAGAAGCCTCAAAAAGATCATCCAGTAGTTCAGCCGGGGCGCTGCCTCTTAACATTAGCGTATTCGATCGGCGGTCTACATTAGCCCACATTATACGCGTAAACTAGCAACAAATGATTTATATACTTTTCCACACGCGTAGTTTAGCATGGCAAAGAAACCAGGTAGGCCATCTTCCGATGAAATAGCTACTGAATCGGTGAGACAGGCCAATGATGCTTCTAAGATTGACGTGCAGACAGATGATAATGAAACAGCAAGATTGCTGAAAGAGGCCAATGCTATTTTAACGCAATCTGCAAAAACTGATTTATTAAAAGCCGCCGCAACAAATGCTAAAAAGGCCGCCCTAGAAGCAAAAAGAGAAGCTGAAGAAGAATATGCTGACATGAAAAGCAAAACAACTCCACCAACAAACCAGGGATTTCGCTCACTGCCCGCAGGATTTACGGCAGCAGATATTCGCGAGATTGCGAGTGCTCTTCCCGAGGAACAACGTGAGGCTTTCATACGGCAATCACTGGGTATGCCCAGCGGCAATAGTCTAATAAATGCTTTTATGCAGAGAACCCCAACTGCACAACCAGTGGCTGCAACTCAGACACAAACGCAGCAACCCATGTCTTTTGCAGATATGATGCAAGGTATGATGGGTCTTATGACGATGAGCATGCAGTTGGAGCAGAAGAAGTCTGAGGAATGGCGACAGCAGCAGCAATATCTTGAAGATCAACACCGAAGGCGTGTTGAGGAGCTTCGAGAAGCCCGTGGAGAAGTCCGAGAGACAGGTCCAGATCCCATGGTTGAGGCATATAAGCTTCAGATCGAGATGTTGCGGAATGAACTTGAGAGTAACCGAGCAATGATCAAAGAGCTTGTTGAGGCTAAAAAGAGTGGCGGGGATAGTTCCGGTGCATTGGAAACCAAAATCCTCGAACTCACCCAGAAAAACCTTGATATCCAGAATCAGGCACTGGAGACAAAAGTAAAATCTATGGAAGCCCAATTACAGCAAAACAGTAGGTTCCAGATGAATATTAATGATATTATAAAGCAAGCAAAGGATGCCGGGGCCAACCTTCATGTGGGAGATTCTACCGATCTGCAAATAGCAAATGATCATGAATACAGGATGGAACAATTGAGATTGGCCAGAGAACGGGAAGACAAGATTGCAGAAGCCCAGATTGAAGCATCGAAAGCAAAACAAGCCCAGGCCCAGTCCCAGCAAGAGCTGATCAAAACACTTGCAGTTGCCGTCGGTAAGGAGCTGTTTTCAGGTCGCGAGGCAAAGGATGTAAAAAGTTCAAGTGAATCTGTGAAAAAGCTGGCGGGTGCAGTGCAATGAGTCTTGCTGATTTGGATCTTGCCATCGAGACACATCTCAGCGTGATCAAAAAATTCCCGGACGAATCCGACGTTAAGGCGGCATTTCAGCAATCGATGGTTGCAGGGTCCGACAATACAGTAAAATATATAAAATCGATGAATGTATGGCCGATTGCAAAACCAATCCTATATAACGTCATACAGGACATCCCAGTTGAAGAAAATCCTGAAATAGCCGGAAGGATATTTAACGTGATGGAAACATTATATCCCAAGCTCATAGATTCCATAGCGGCGTCTCCAAAGAAAACGATGCACGCGGGAAAAATCATATCAAAACTGATCCAGGAGATACGAAATGGCGCTCAGGATTAAAAATATATCGGATGAAAAATATGGCCTGGTTAATCGGCCATTTCGGGTTTATGAAGTTCCCGAAGGAGTTGGACTTGATGAGTATGCGTTGGAGGACTATAGGCAACCATTATCGTTTGACGCGAATAAAAGACCATTAACCTATCTGCAATTGGCAAAAAATCCGGCAACCCGAAAGTTCGTGCCGTTTGAGATTTATTATGATGCCGATGCATATACTGATGATGATATACTTGCAATACCAACTCTGGGAAATATCGGCCAGACATGTTCATATTGTCAGGCCAGGAACGCCGGAGAAGAACTGGTTAACAAGCTTCCGGCTATCAATGAATATCAGAGACCCGTCGGATCACCGAAAAAACTTGATCTCGGCGATGTGATTACTCCAAGCGTGATACCTACTGCTGTTGATGTCTTTTCAAAAATATTCTGTCAACCCCTGGGCGAAGCTCTCCTGAAGATTGGTATTTCCGGATTGTCCTCGATAGCGGCGGGCTGGGCGGCAGAAGGTGGCACCCAGGATGCGTGGAGAAAAATATCCGAAGACATTGTGAGCGAGTACAAGGTTTGCCCGACCGATATCCCAGCATTCCAGCAAAACGTACTGTCCATTAAAGAGGCTCTTGATAAGGATAAGAAGAATATATTGGGTGCTCTTGCAACCGGTACTATTAAGAACTTTGGTCAGCTCGCGAAGGAGCATGGGTTCGAAGTTAGTGGGTCAGCAGTGGCAAATGCCAAATTTGCAGGGAGAGCATCAATAGCTCCTTTGCAACGGGGAGGAGGCCGAGCAATCGACTGATTACCATGGATAAAACTGCTATAAATCAAATAACGGCATTGCTGCGGAGTAAAAATATATCCGCTTCAGATATAAAAAGAGCAAATGAAACAGTTGCTGCAAATGGGCTCCGTATTAGTGAGCTACAGACCGCGTTGTATTTCGCCAACAATGGAGACTTGCAGCAAGCCAAGGTTATGGCCGGACGAGCAGCGAACGCTATCCAACGACTACTCTAGGGCCAGTTTCATTTTTTGTTTGGGCATTTCCGGGTTGGCCCTGAGCCAGGCATCCACCATGATCCTTAACTCCACGCTCATTTTCTTTTTTCTGGTAATACAACGTTGATGGAATTCAAGCCCCATATCATCTGGTATTTCAAAGGTTATTCTCATATTATGCAATTGGGCTTTTAGAATATATACCTTTCGTAAAATGACAAAAAACACTTATATATAAAAAACTTGTTTTATTTATCGGTCAATTGACCAGGATGAAACATATGGTAAAAGGTTTCGGACGAATGACGTTGAATTTTAAGTACCCGTTCTCGGAGACGAGTGCTACAGCCGGAGCGTCCATTCAGTGCGGGGATGATACCGCATATGTGTGGGAGCATGGGCTGGAAAGATATAGCAAACCCTGGGAAGCGGCACCCGATATGGTTGCCGAGTTAGAGGGCATCGAAGTCATGGGCGGCGTCAATAGTGAAGGACGACGTGTGCCGATCAAGAGGATTGTTCCCGTGATAAGTGGAAACGATATTGGCGAGAACATTTCCATCAACGAGCACATGGCTCCTGCACTACGCGACGGACCCAACGATCCCAGCTATCCGTTCAGAGATCGCCTGGCTTGCATCAACTTCGGCAAGGCCCTGCTCATGGGCGGCGGCGCAAACACTACATCCATAAAGCTAGGACCTTCTGATACTCTCAACTTCAAGATCGAGTTCCCGACAGTCGCGCATGGCGGAGATGCTACAATCGAAAGTGACATCGAAATCAAAGCCCATATTGCCTTCGCGAAGGGCGAAGATCAGATGCTGAATGCTCTGAGATCATCCCCTGTTGCCGAGGTCGCTACTGCCGCAGCCAACAACCAGATCAGACAGTACGAGGTCCTTGGAGATCTTGAGATCTCTGATGTAATTGGACCGCAGGTTATCGACAGATCAGTTCCTGCAACCATGGATTGGTGGTCGAGCCTCAACATGGGTCTTAATGCAGATGATCCCCAGATCAAGAGAATCATCACGTACAGCAAGAACAATCAGGCAACCACTCCCAATCAGGAGATGGAGCTTGTTCGTGACGGCCAGTATGTGCAGGTTCCTTTCCAGAACTTTAGGTGGGTTTCTACCGAGAAGAAGTTCTACAGGTTCACGCATTGCGGAATAATTCCCCATCCCAACATGTTCCAGGTGAAGTTTGATAACGGCAATTCCAGATATCCGATGATCTTCAACTGTGAGGTCAACGATAATCCGTTCATAATGCCTCAGCATTCGCTTGTCTCGGATACCAGACGTGGAGGCCCCACTGAACTACCCAGAGCATATACTCTCATGAAGGGCATTGGATCTGTGAAGGTTACAGATAATGGTGTATCTATTCCTGCCTGGGCTGCTGGTGTCAGAGGCTTTGAGATCGCATTGTGGGGATACGAATACACGCTACAGTAGGTGATAAAAAATGGCATTTGCATTTTTCCCTATCGGATCGGTTGGATTATCCACAATACAGGGTACTCCTGGATACTGGGTTAAACTTCCGGTCGGTTCAAAACCAATTCGTGACATCTATACCGATGGAGCCCCTGCTGCAACAGACGGCAAGGGTGCGGTAATGATGGCACTGGAAACAAACTATTCCATCGTGCTTGAAGACTGCGAGGATGCCTGGAATGAGACTGCTCCAGCCAATATCAGCGTTTCGGCAGATTCTGCGGACAAAAAAGTTGGAACTAGCTCCGTAAAGTTGGACATTGCCGCTGGTGCATCGGAGGGCGCTATATTATCTGAGGCTATTGCTTCTCCCATATCTCTGTTGGGATATACTCATATCGAGTTTTGGATAAAGTCCACTGTTAATACCAATGCCGGAGATCTCCAGATTCTGCTTGACAACACCGCCGAATGTGTTTCTCCGCTTGAAACCCTGAACGTCCCTGCCCTTACAATGAATTCTTGGACCCATGTAAGGCTTGCGTTGGCCAATCCAGGACTGGACATATCAATCGCAAGCATTGGCATCAAGTATGCTAAAGATATTGGCGCATGTGTAGTCAACATAGATGATTTCAAGGCTACCCATACCGTGACCAAGTTTACACCGCTCACGATATCTGATTTCGTCAAGGACGACGTTTATTTCAGGCTGTCGAGCGCCATTGATTCTGCATACTACGGTGACGCCGCAATGCTGGTTTATTACATCAGCCCGGATGAAGACCCAACTTGCAGCAATTAGAGGGGATTTATTCCCTCTTTATTTTTTGACAAAATTGAATAACGTTGCTCTTATATCTCTTGTTAAATCATCAATATTCAGATTGCTGCTTATTTTCGGCGGGAACACTATCAAAACACCATGATCCAGCAATTGCAGATCATCGCCTGCTTTCACGCCATGTTGTTTCGTCCATGCAGCCGGTAATGTTATTCTCTTAGATCCTCCGCTTGGGATTGCTTTAACTGTCCTGAATATAGGCATGATTGTACTACTTTGTTACTGATATATGTACTTGTTGAACACGCTAATTTAATAAAATTTATCCGATTGAACATTGTACTACTTTATTCCGCATTTGTTTTTATATTAATCTATCTTACATATTCGGTATGACAGCATTCGCAAACCTGGCATATGCCAGATATCCCACCGAGGTACTGCCAGAAGTATTCCGGGTTAATGTACCAACGAGTGGCGTGGAAGTTGCTAAATATACCAATTTCGGAAAAAGATTGGTTGAGATTAGGAACGTGGTTTCCACAAGACCAGCTACTTATCCTGTTGAAACTGTCGTATCTACCGATAAGTCTGACGAGGCCTTGAAACTGTACTCAGCAGCACAGGCAGATGTTTGGTATGATGACACTGCGGCAATCAGCAATAAGACCATAGCCAGCTCATATGCAAATATACGGCAGCGGAGTATAGGCGGCAACGAGCCAAACATCATTACAAGATATCATGTAGTTGTTCGAAATTATAACATGCTCGATCTCTACAGATGGGGAATACGAGATCCCCAGACAGCTTTGAGCATGGTTGAAAGCAGACTGGATGATGCTTCCAAGGCCCGGATACTGGAGACCGCGAATCTTACGGAAAGAGCACTGATCGGCAATCTTCCGATTCACCAGGACCTTTTGAATCCCTCGGTTGAAGAGCAGTTCGAAGAGGTCAAGGAGATTTCCAGGCAGATACCAGGACTGGCTGCTGGCGGGGGGTCACATGTTCTGTCAGGAGCCTGGACCAGGGTCCCACCGGGTTATGTAGCGGTTATTCTGGGTATTGGTGTTGATGCCGCCCAGATTCAGGATAACCTCGATGAAGGAGGGGCGGACCCATTCGATGCTTGTTATATATTCGTCAGCCGAGATGACCTGATGAACTATGTCAGGATGGATGCAGTGGCAATGCCTTCCGGGGATACAGGAGCACCCGATGTCGATATGAGAATGTATATTCCGGCGTGCCAGAAGTTCCAGGTTGAGATCATAAACAATCATGCCACGAACGCAGTAAAACCAAATCTCCGGATGAGAGTCAGATATGGTCTCAGAAAAATGACAGTTGTTGATCACCAGAAATGGGGCATGCCATATGCAACTGATGTTGAACAGGCAGCAGCAAACGCCCTGATTGAGAAATATCAGCTCAATGATCTGATTTATATCGGTGAAATGTAAGGAGGGAGGAGCCATGCTTAAATATCGGCATGTTCCTTTCGCTGTGTTTCATCAATCCTTCGGTGGAATAGGCGAAGCTGGTCTCAGAAGATATGACATTGTGAATGGAGAGAATGGACTTGCAGGTCTGGGAGTACCTGCAAAAGCCATTACGATCCTCAACTACGGGCCGGGCATATTATATTATCAGATATCTTCAAATGGAAGAGATATATCTGTGGTGGATGGTATTGATCCAAGCCAGGACAAGGGATATGCTGTCCACGATGGCATATATATCGCAGTTATCAGCATGTTCTCTGATGACCCTGATACCACGTTCTCGATAATAGCCATACCTGGGATCTGGACTGAAGATGAGTACATAGAATTGATGGAGGCATAGTCCATGAGCGGACCCGAATCCAGATTGCGGGATTGGAAGTGGCAGGAAAAAACAGGCTTCCATGGTAATAAAATCCTTGACGGGGATCAGTCAGTCTATTTCAACCGGATTACAAATCTAGGCGACCCTGTAGAACCATATGATGCTGCCAATAAAAAGTATGTTGAGAGCTTTACCGGCGGAGGAATATCAGATTTTGATGTGGCTATCTTCTTGGAAGGAACAACAATCAAGGTGGTCAATAATAAATGGTATATCCTTGACACCGGTACTATTGGGGTTGACGATACTCGTTGTTTCGATACGGCTGTGGATAGTTGCCCGCATAATGGGAAGCTGTTCATCGGTCCGGGAACTTTCACCCTTGAGGCCAATAAAGTATTTTATTTAACTGGCGATAGTGAGGAAACCCAGTCAAACCCGTTCTACTATGCTATTGGCGTCTTGGACGGAAAAAATATCAATTTCTGTGGATCTGGTGTAGGGTCAACCATACTCAAAATGGCCCCAGGGCAGCATAGCGCAGATCACCATGCTGTAATGATCATCAATCGTGCTCATTGGTGGAATGATGGCGCTACCATGTTCATGGTTACTGACATGACGTTGGATGGCAACCGAGCCGAGCAAGAAGAATATTACTACGATGGGTCCGGGATCATCCTTACCGGAAGCATAGCCAGCAATTTCAGGTTCCAGAGGCTTTGGATCAAGGACAGCTTTGGATATGGAGTATATTGCGGCAATAATGGTAGTGGCCCTGTCGCCGGTTTGGTGTTTAGTGATATTCGTGCCACCAATTGTTATAAAACAGCAATCATGACAGATACCGTTCGTGGTCTGCTTATCAATAACTGCCTAATTGAAGATTGCAACAGCGGAATTGAATGTGTTGGTAATCAGCCCGATTATCTGACCAGAGACAGGGATTCCATCGTTATTTCGGATACTATATGTCATCGTGCCGGAATTACCCTGTGGACTGTCAATGATGTTACCATGAACAGCGTCTACATGGATTGCACCGGAGCACCAATGCAGTATGGCCTCATCATTCATAGCGCAATCCGGGTTATGATCAGTGCCAGCAAATTTTTGCACAATACGAATTTCAAGTATTCGACGTTCATTGATGCCAATACTTATATGGAAGATGGCCCCTGTGACGTATTCTTCAATAACTGTGATTTCGAAGGATCTTATGCATTCAGGATTCTTGGTGAAGCCAAAGTTACGATGCATGGCGGTCGTATATGGGGCCACAAATCTTGCGTATATATGGTAGGCGAAATTGTGGAAGGAGTAAAAAGTCCAGTTGCCTGTAAACTATATCTAATCGGTGTTGAGCTGTTGGCTCTTCAGCCAAATGACGAAGAACCGGACCCGACATTATTATTGGATGTCGCACCTGGTGGATATGTTGAAATGGATAGATGTTTCGCTTCTAAAACAGGATATGTCCAAATGGCTGAAGGCAGCAACTACTTCATCAGAGATTGCACTGGTGCGGGTTTGGAAGGGCATAATTCCCGGTGGAGGAAAGAAGACGGTACATATCTAGCTACCCCACCATCTACTTCGATCATAACTACACTAGTAGACCGTGCAGGTGCAATAGTCCTGGGTACTCCAATATGTTATCAGGTTGCGGGAGTCAAGTACATAGGCACAGTGAAAAATGTCACAATCAACACTATCACGATTTCCGGGCCGCCCATAACAGGTGATATCGAAGGCCTGTATCTTGGCGTACCTGAAATGATAAATCAGGTTGATTATTTAATTCCAGGCGCATTTGCATCTGCTATCAGCAATACGCTAATAAAAACGTTCAAGAAATCGCATAGTGTATGGAGAGGACCACCTGCATATTTGGTTGCAGTCGGTTGTATTGTTAACACCCTGGATAGTTCAGGTGCACAGCCGTATGTAAACGTAGCAATAAACGGTAACAAAGTCATAACAGGAAATGGTTTGCAGGTAGCATCGGTCGTGCAATCGACAACTATCAATATTGATCCTGCCAGATATAGAATTACCGCAGGCGATACTATCGAGATTACTACTACCAAAGGTACAATTGGAAATGCCTCTGACCTGACCATGTTCCTAACGTTTGTCTCGGAGTCCTGACAAGATTGAAATAAAATAAAGGCTGGTGAACATATTATGGATAGACCCAATATCAGATTACATGATTGGAAATGGCAGGAAAAGATAGGTGTCCGAGATAAGAAAACCCTCGACGGAGATCAGTCAGTCTATTTCAACCGACTCATGGATCTTGGTGATCCTATCGAACCTAAAGATGCAGCAACTAAAGAATATGTAGATAACCAGGAGGTACTTGTGCTAATTGGACCAAATGACAGTCTAATGGAACTGGACATCGATTCAATAGAATATGTAGGAGACTGAAAAAAAATATTTTTCCCGGTCTTCGGGCCGGGAGTTTTTTCTATCGGTTAAAGGGAACAACTTCTACTGTGCAGTTCGTACCATCTGCATCCTCGGTAGCCACGATTTTTGCATATGGAGCACCGCAAGGCCACATATCACTAAAGTTGTTCTGGCGTCAGTGTGGCTCCGCGACAAAGCGACCGCCGATATTCGAACCCGTATTCCAGCGATGGTTAGCCGCATAACGCGCCCGCGAACCGCAAGACGACGCACTATCCCAAGCGCCGCCGCCGAGCAGCTTCACATCGCCGTAAGTCCCTTGCTTGTAGAGGCTGCCCTTCGCTCCGGGGAGATCGTAGTATGCGAATGCCGGAGCGACATCGCCAGATGGATTGCTAGAAGTCACCGTTTCGGGATCGCCAGACACCACCACCTGATGTGTATGGTTCGCCGCCCCATCGAAACGATAGCTCTGAGTCCTGAGCCACTGCCACAATACCCCGCAGCAGTCCTCGCAGCCGATGTTGCTGACCATCCGTCTGCCAGCAGTGTCGAGATGTCCGCCAGTAGTGACTGGATCGTCTAATCCGGCGATGTTCGTCTCTTCGTTCGATCCGGCGGCGATGGCTTGGAATTCGTCGTCCTCCAGCATCCTGCAGCCTATGGCCGCGAAGTCGTCCACGAAACTCATCCAGTCTCGTGTATCTGAGATCGTGGCCCCGTTGGCAGAAACCGTGCTTGATCCCGTGCCGCTGGCCAGGTAGATGGCAACCCATATCTTAGGGCCTGTCAGGCTATCAAAATCTGTCTTCCCGGCCCAGACCATCCCCGCCTGGGCACCCGCAGATCTATGTAGCAGATCCCAGCAAGACCGAGGGATGATATCTCCTGCCAGGTAGCCTGTGAGGGGGTGGCCGGATATCGTGCCAACATCCGCGCATTCGCAATGGAAGCCCCCTATCTTGCGGCTGTCTGCTGCGGAGTAGCCAGCTGGATAGGTGGTTGCAGCGCTCAGAACCAGTACAGGAGAGAACCCGCTGCTCGGAAGGAGTGCATAGACGTAGAAGTCCTTGCCTGCACGGTTGGCCGCTACGGTATAGTCGGTGGGAGTCTGAGTATCCCAGACCCAAGACTCGTTCAGGTCCATCTCCAGGGCGGCTTCCCGCTCGTAGGCATGAGCACCGGCTCCACCAATGTTCACGAGCATATGGCTGGGGCTGACCAGGGTCCTCCTATTGGCCGCCGTGTCGCTGCCCTTGTTCTTCCACATCCGGTTGCGGTTGTAGTAGCCGTCCTGCCTGGCTGGAAGGCGATTCAGAAATCCCATGTTCAGCTCTCCAGGATGGCTAAGATAGCTGCAAGATCGGCTCTCATGAGGGCTATGTCTGCCTGCATTGTACCGAGAGTTGCTTCCGTGGCCAATGCCTGCGCAGTCAATTCCGCGTTGGTGAGTGGCCCGGTTACTGCAACTGACTCAGAATCAAGCGTTACCTTGATATCGGATGCTCTTAATTCGGTGTCGGTCAGCGGACCTGTTACTGCTACAGATTCCGAGTCTAGGGTGACCTTGACATCATCCGCGTCCGATGCAGGTACAATCGACAGAGACGCTGCCTTGAGCTGCTGCCCGATGGCCGGGAGCTTGCCATCGATACTTGCAGAAGCGGTGTTAATGTCTGCCAGGTCGCCAGCAGCAGTGTCCGGCAACTCTGTCAGGGAAACCGCCAGAGCCCCAGCTGATATTAGTGCTGCTAAGGCTTCTGTGGCAGTCTTGATATCGCCTGTTGTGGCTTCGGTCGCAATCAACCCGAGGGCGGTCAGGATCAGATCTTGTTTGGCTTCGGTGGACGGTTCGGCAATGATCTTATTTAGAATGTTTGTCAACGAGCTGTCTTTTGCCAACGACTGCGCAGATAATTGAGCATCTGTCAGAGGACCAGTTACTGCAATGGTTTCGGAATCCAGTGTGACCTTGATATCAGCCGTCTGCGAGGCCCCGCCATTGACATTAACCAGATTAGTTGTACCGGGAATGGCCTGGTCGATCTTGACTTTACCTATTACATTGTCTCCAACCGGCAATGCCTCACCAAACCGAATGTCACCGATATAGGTTGGATCTGCAATATCCGAAGCAGGCGTCACTGACAAGGAATTTGCTACGGGTTGCTGCCCAAGGTTGGCCGTCGGAAATGCATTGACATTCATAGAACCGACGGACGTCGATATATCAACCGGGACCTTGCCGTCGACCAATAGAGGAATTCTGCTATTAATAAGGATTTTGATATCCGCTAGGGTGTCCTCTGTTGGTGGGTTGATGTTGTGACTCGTAACTTCTACCACTTTAAATCACCATGAAAGGTAACTAAGTCATCTTGATAAATAAAGATTGCTGGAAAAAAAGAAGAAGGTTCGACTATCCCTTTTTCGGGGGCATGCATTTCAACTCAAACTCTTCTCCCAGTTCCAGGGTGTCCAAGATTTGTTCGGCCAGCTCTTCATCAGGGCCGGTGATGGTCAGAGTAGCCTTGTAACGACCCATGTCATTTTCGTATATGCCCTGGCACTTGACTTCGAAAGTGCGTTTGGTCGTGCCTGAAGACGTAAGACGGAGGGGTTTTGGACCGGCAACTACTGTTATGAGACGCATGCTCAGTCACCGACATAAGCCGCTAAATCGGTCTCTTTCGCTGGCATCCAGGCGCTGCATACTTTGGTCACTACTGGTATGGATACTGGATCTTTCATCCACTCTGGGTCACTCTTGATCTTCGGGCGGGTTTTAATTGATCCGGTGAATCTGTGGATTTTTACGTACGTGACCTTCTCTTTTTTGCGCATGACTACCTTCTTTTTTCCTATTTCCCGGAAGATAATGTCCCGCACTCCACGATTTGCAGCTTTTAATGCGGCCTGACGAGGTGCTCGCCCTGTGTATTTTCCGATCTCATCTCCATCCCAGCTAAGCAGAATAAAATTCCGCTTTTCTGCGCCTTCGACTTTTGCAGGCTGCTTTTTCGCAGCAACCTTCCTGGCTTTGCTGTTTTTCTTCTTCATTTATATCACCAATTTTATCGAGGGTCCATTCTTATCCACATTTACCTCGAATATCTTTTCTCCCCAGGCATGGCTTCGAAGTCTAAAAACTTGGAACGCTGCTTTGGAACCCTGCGGGGAATCCAATGACTTTTTGGACAATAATAGTGCTCCTGGAATAAAATTGCTCTTATCCCCAAATGGCATGCGATGATCGCCTTTTTCCTGGGACGAGGACTTGCCAAACTCTGATTGTGGCTGGTTTGTGACGAAAGCTATGGACTTGTTGAGATAGGTCCACTCCTTCAATACTCCCAACCACTTGATTATGTCCAGAAGCGCGCTCCCTCTATCGTGGGCGCTCATCGCCGAGAACTTCCTCAACACTGGCATACCAACGCTGTCCACAATAATGACATCGGCCTTGATTGCTGGTATGTTCTTGTCGAAGATTTCGTCAATCTCCTTGAGAACCGGGGTATAATGATAATTTACTCCCAGATTTCTCAACATTTCGACATCTGGAGGCGATATATTATTTTCCGTGTCTAAATAATATACTTTTCTACCAGCCTCAGCACACTGTTTGGCCAGCGCCACCATTCCCTGCGACTTCATTGTCCCGGTCTCTCCAAAGACCTCCATGAGATCCGGCCCGAAATGAGCAATGATCTGGTCAAAGATGCTTTCCTTCACAGGGGCCGACTTTGTTGGAGACGAAGCAGCAACCTTGGCCGGCGCGGTCTTGGCAACCGGAGAAGTAGGCTCTTTGACAGGCTGCCCGCCAAGGATTCGTATATAACCCGCTACCTCGGACAAAATCTCTCCGTTGGCAAGAACCTCGGCATCGCCAAACTCGCCTCTCAGAACTAAATGATCGAGGTTTTCCTCGACAACTTCAAGTCCCTGTTTACTGCCTCGAAGTTTCATTAGCTTGTATATCTCCGGGAGAACTTTGCCAGTTTTATCACACTCAGGCCGAAGATCCGGCAATTCTTCCTCTTCATCTTCGGTGGGAGCAGGAGGCTGTTCGACCGGGGCATCTGGTGGGTCATTCTGAGCTTTCTTAGCTCTTTCCGCATCTTCGGCGGCCTTCGTGCCTCTGGGAGCCCTTCTTGGTTTCGGAGGTTCCTCCTCTCCAGTCGGCAATTCTGTCTTTTCTGTTTTCGGAGGACGCCCGGCCTTCTTCTTTGGAGGTTCTGGTTCAGCAACTGGTTCGGAGGCCTTCTTATTGGCCTCTAGAGATGTTCTGAGATATCCCGAAAAGTGTCGCCGAATCTTTGACAAGCGCATTATTTGGTCATCATCCGTTTCATCAAGAGGTTCTACTCTCTTGAGATTCGCTTCCCCGCCCTTTTCCTCAAGGACAATTTCTCCATCATCCGTAACAAACTTAGCGGCGGTATCAGTAAATTCTACCGTGACACCAAACTCGTCGGAATACCTGGAGATTATATCGACTAAATCTTCTCTCATTGTGTTCCCTCATCCAATGCTTAAAAAAGAGACTTAAAAAGTTTTCGGCCATTTGACATAATTAGACCGTGGCTCAAAATACGAACATTCTGTAGGATTACACAGGCCGCCTCTCTTGCATCTGAAAACGCCACCATCTGCAACCTGGTTGTTACAGGCTTTTACCGGACGTTTCAGAACCTTTATATGGGGATCGATTTTCTGCGCGACGAGATCCCCTATTTCAGACCTTATCTCGCGCATGACCGTAACCGCAGCGGAATGCTTGCCAACTCTGATTCCAAGTGCAAGTACCTCCTGCTCGCGATCCGTCAAACCTTCACACAGCACCTTCGAAATGGATTGAGGAGATCCATCACATTTTGCGAATCTCCTCATCCTATCTTCGACATCTATTCCTGCGTCCATTGGCTCAGCCATTCCGCACTCATATTACAATGATTCGACACGTTTCTGAGAGACTTTACAGCATTACCGACAATTGTGGCCATAATGCCGCGCTGGACAAAAATACCTCGCACAATACCAAGTTTGGCCTCCGGAGGCAGGTCAGACCAAGCCGTCAGAATATCAACGAACTCTCTCGACTTGCCTGTGACCTCCATATATTCTCTTTTGATCTCATCGAATTCCTGCCGTGAGATCTTCAACGAGCGCATGATAGTGTTGTCCAAATTGAAGAAGTCACTGGCAAATTCCTTGAAATCCGAAAATACCTTGCCAGGAGTGACTTTTTCACCATCCACTGTAAGGATATCTGCCATCTTCAACATCTCCAAAGTAGACTGAGCATCTTCAACCATGGTCTGTTGTTCTTCCGGCGTCGTGGCGGTTCCTTTCATCAGCATTGAGATGATTGCTGATACGGTTGACGTTGATTGTTCGTTTAGCCTCAGTAAGTTTGCAATGGGCACTCCATCGTCAACCAAAGCAACTATTAATTTTTCGAAATCCATAAAAGTTCCCTCAAAAAAAACAATGGTGTTAATCTATCTACCTATTCCAGCAACGATTCTGTCAATTGCAGACTTCACAGCCTCCAATTGAATGCCGTCCGCGTTTTCATACAGTTCTCTGGCCAGCTTGTCAATCTCCTCAGCGGAGAGCTTTTTGTCCGCCAGCATATCGGCAATATCCTGAATAGCACCTCCTGTTTCGTATAGAAGTTCAATCATCTCGGCATACTTCTCATCAGTCACATTAGCGGTAGCGACTTGAAGGGCGCGGTTGATGCCCCTCCCAGCGATCTCTTCTATGATTCCCATGTTGATCACATGTTCAAACGTTTTCCCAGGGTAAATATCTTTCTACCCGAGATCGAAAACCTCGTCGTCGTCAAGCTTCTCAACAACGATGGCATACTCTCCCGGATAGTTGTTCTTAGCCTGTACCAACTTCTCAGCCTTTTTATACCCCATGTGAAAATTGGCTTCATCGAAGTCACCCACCTTGAAAGCTTTAAAAGGTGAGCATCGTTGACGAATTATTATTTTATCCATGATAAAAATCTCCCGGCTGCCGGGATGTCTGCCAGCGAGGAAGGAGGGCCGGCTGAATCATGACCGAAAACCTCGCCGTTAGCAGTCCCGGCAAACCTCCTCTAAGCATGCTTGTAATACGTTAAATACTCTTCGCGAGGTTGGATCACCCGACAGAACCAGTTGCCGAGCGGCTTCTTCTCGGAGAGAAGTCAACACCGTTTCCCAACCGTTTTCTGCGACCAATTGCTCAAAGCTTGGCATCGATTTTTACTGCCTCCACGAAATCGTAACATCCATCATCAGATTCACACTTGGTCCGCTGCTCGCAAAAAGGAGCATTAAGGCACTTGTCACATGCATCACTCATTTTATCACCGTTTAAATCTACAATGGCGTTCCCTCGATGAACATCATCGTCCCGCATAGCGGATATTTGCTCATTTCTGCAATCAGAGTTATCGATTCTAATTCTCTTTCGTGATCAAAGCACAGATCATTCTTGTCCAGGTATTCTCTTACTTGCATATATGCGCTGTCAGTTGAAGAGGCCACCACATACGATTCGTGATAATTTACATCCACGGAACTGTGCCCGCCCGTATCTTGACTTCATATAGTTTCATCTTTATCGCCTCAAATCCGAAAAATCTCAGGGTATTTCTTTGCAACCATTTTCCGCGACAAGCTGTTCAAAATCCAATGCTCCAGTGTTTTTCGTAGTCGGACCTCATCAGTTCTAATTCGGTCGTAATCCACCATAGATAGTTGTTCACGTCTGTTTTCCATCTCTCGTATTCTTTTTCGCGAAAGCTTGCTGTGTCCATTGCTGCATATGCGTCATATAATCGTGATTCTAGTTTGTCGTTTCTGCACCATTCCGATGGATATAGTGGACATAATATTGCACATTGTTCATATTGAGTCATATCGGTGTCTGCATTGTATTCTATTTCTATACATATTCCACACCATGTCCATGACAATGGACATCCGCTTAGTGCTGCTGAATATTTATTTAATGTTTGTTCCAATGCCTGTTCGGATAGTTCTGATAAACTTATTCTCTTAATCAACGTTACCACCCGCCGAAAATGATCTTACGGCCCTGTTCACATAAACGCGATGCCAAATTTTGCCTAATACCAATATCTTATGTTCAGGGTGCCTAATTGTTCCTCTGACATAAATATCTCCATCTTTTTGTCTGATTTCTGTTACTATGTGCGCATGACCTGTTCCGGCATTCGGAAAATATCGTGCCAGGTTATTTTGGTCTTTAATCGGGAATCTGTGAACCATTCTACCAGAGCTATCTTCGATCTGCCCCCATGATTCTATGTGTCTTCTCAGATGTTTGTCTGCAAGTTCTTTTGTTGCAAACCTCGCTTGATAAACATGTTGAACATTGTAATCATACCAACCCCATTCATACAATGGCTCCACTGGTGAAAGTTCTTTTGTTTGCATATTTGTCGGTTCGAAGAAAAATTCTCCTTGTCTGACATGCGGTGCGTCTCGGGCCAGATCTTCCGGAAACAGAGTATCAAACGCCTCATCAACCGAGGTTACATTCTCGGGCAATTCCACCAAAAAATATCCTCCTCGATCTTTGGCACCTGCATCAATTGATGACAAGTAGTGTTTACCTTCTATCTCGATTACGGCTGACCCCAGCCTGTGTTCATTGTACTCAATTATTTCTCCTGTTTTTGGATCTCGTCGAATTCGTGGAATGTATATGTCTGATGATCTGTCAACCATCTTGATAGCTGAGTACTCCGTTGTTACCTGGTTCAATGCCGAAAATGGGATTATCACATTTGGAGTCAAATGTCTGATGCACAACGATGTATGCCTTGATGTTGATGAACTATAAGTATCCCCGTTGATCAGATATTCGCCGGTATCTAGTCTCGTTGCTAGGATGAAATGATGCCCGTAGCTGTATAATTTTCGATTGTCATCATGAAAAATATGTTTGCTGTTTCCTCTTTCTTGACGCGCAAATGCGATTACTGCATCTTTGTTTGATAACATTTTTGTTCACCTCGTTTTACCAACTTGAGTAATATTCGAACTCCCAGCCTGTCGTGTCACTGTTTAGTATCTTGTCAATGACCTGTTTGGTTTCTTTTATATCGTTTAGATAGTATTCGTCATAATTCGTTGATCCAAAGAAGAATCCATTTGTCGTCGGCATCAATGATTCAATTTCTTCTGGATTTTCTATGACCATTCCATCTTCAAATTTTGGTATAAATTCTTTACCGTCCGTTGATATTTCCCCGATTTTCACTTGTCCTGGAATTTGTTTTGCGGTTGCTATTACCATATTACACAAATCTCGTAGTGCGATTAGTTCATCTTTTGAAACATAGTAATGACCGCAATCATCGTTTCCACTTTGTACGTTTTGCACGAACCAATTATGTATCGCGTTTGCTTTGCGCCAGTACATTGCTGTATATTCTATATATCGTGGTTTGTCCGAGAAAGGACACGGTACTGCATTTCTGATTGCATTAGCCAATTCGCTATCATCGTGCCAAACGAATTTTTTCGCAATTAAATACATATCAAGACCCATTTTCGTCACTCTCTTTTTCGTTGTTTTGCTTCTCATCGCGCTTGCTTTTCAATCGCTGTCCATATTCTCTCATCATCTTGCACTGACGATCGACATTTTCAGCAAGTTCCTCCATGGTGTACATAATACACTCTCCTTTTTTTATGCCAATTCGATTGTGTTCATTACTTTCAGTAAGATATCGGCCATCATCTCTTTATCAGCCGGATCTAGATCGTCTACCCATCTGCTTTTGCAACTATATGTTGCTACAAGTTCTCCGCTTGGTGCTCTGATTTTTGCGATTAGGTCTCCGACGTTTCCATAGTATTGTACTATGTAGACATATGTTCCGATCACTGCTCCAATATCTTCAGCTATTTCGTCTGCGTCGACGGTGCCGGTTCGATAATCGATCAATACTCTACTTGATGATACGTCGATGTCTACTTTGTATATGTCATTTGCACCGTCTTCTAATACATCTTCTCCTATCATTTCTATTTCGCTGTAGTCTGTTCCCGTGGTTATCCCGATTGCTGCGATCAGCAATAACATACCAAGTATTGTTTTCATCTTATTTCAACTCCTTTTCTTCCAAATCTTTTGTCCATTCTGCGATACTTACTTTCGACGGTACGTGCTGAAGAAATCCCAAAATAAAGTCCTTGTCATTGGAATGTTGCCCGAGCAACCTGGCTGTTTTGCTCCCGGTCCGCTCATCAACATAATCCAGATCAAAAGATACTGTAAATCGCATGCATCTCATGGGTCTGGGACCAAAAATGAGATGCGATGCTCGTAGTCTAAATTCTGCACCCAATTGCGAACTTCTGCGATCCTTTTTCTCAAAACATCTACATATTCCGGAGTTCCGAATTTTGCGTATTCAAATTCAAATGTTGCACGCATATCTCCCTTTTCAAACCAGGTGTTTCCGCCATTAAATATTCCTAGACCCCGCTCTCTATCAGTGTTTGTTAACAGTCTTGATGCAACGTACATAGGTGTTTCTTTACCATCAACGAGCACTAACTCATATTTGTGCCCGTCTTTAATTCCGTCTACCAATGTTATTTCCATTTTATCTCACCTCAACATTTCTTCAACTGCTATCTTTTTCCCGTTCCAGCTGATCCAGACCGGGTGAAAGTTGCCGATTTGTCGGCCATTGCCTACCCGGTATTGGATCTCTCCGCTCGTTCGGTCCCTGATAAAAACATCAATTTTTGTTCGGTCCCCCATTGCATTCAGGGTATAAACATCCCCAAACGCAACATCAAACTTGGCCCCATGATGCCAATTTGCGTTTCCTGGCGGAACTTTTCTAATTTTCATTGATAACACCTTGAAACCGGTATGGACCCCTGCGATTCTCAGCAATGCTTCTATCTGCTTGTGCCAGTTCCCCAGGGTTGTCAAATGACCTGTAGAATACGAAATTCGTTTTGATCGCCCCTAGATTCTTGGAAAGGTTGGCCCCCATTCTTATCGAGGTGTCCAGTCCCACCGTTAAACCGCCTTCAATCGGGATTATTATGTAGCAATGATCTCCAGGGCCGGGATCAGTTCGAACCACGATTTTAGGGTTATATCCGTGGTCCTTGAAGAACTGCCAATTGGCAGAGGCCATGTCCGCGCAATCAAAGACATCCTCCTCCCAGGGCTGGGTAAAATGATGAGAGTTGACCAGCTCTTCAACTTCCTCAAGATTGCCGGCAATGACTGTTGGTGTCAAACACAGCAATGCGATAACCCAAATGAATTTCATCTTAGCCCCACCATGCGTCGCATAACCCAGATCAAATGTGTGGTTTTGAAAGTGGTACACATATCGAATTCATTGCTCCAATATCTAAAATCCTTCTGACTATGCGCAAACGCTGTGCATTTGACTAATTCTTCTTCACTTATTGTAAAAGGTTTCACGACAATTCATCCCGTAAATACTGAATCTGCCACAATAGCTGCAATCTCGGATCGTTCTATAAATGAACCATTTGGACCAAACCCCACCGTGACGTTGCTATCATGGTTGTTTCTGATATTTTCAAGTTCATCTTTTGTGAGTTCATTTATAGTTATTTTAATGCCAGATTTCAAAACAACCAAATATCTCATTTTAAGCCCTCTCAATAGTTTTCATCTTCAACTCTCCTTTTCATTTCGTTTACCATTCCTATTTGCATCCTTACCGATGTTAGATAAAATTTTATTCTGTCTCTATCTGGATCGGCGAATAGGGCTTCGATCAGTAATATCACGTTTGTTTGTAAGTTTCTGATCCAATGTAAAATGTCTTGGTTAGTCTCGATTGCTAATTGTTCATCTATGAACTTCTTCAGATCGTTCATTTCTTGGATCAATTCGGGCATTTTGTCGTCTGGATATAGGGCCTTCCATGTCCTGTTATATACTTCATCAACAGTGATATATTTGTATGGAGCCTTTCCGTCTGGAAAAAAATCACTTGGTAGACAATATGTCATATATCCATTCTCTCCATCCGCATCTGCAAGATACACTGCATTTGGTGCACATGGTGAGCACAAAGGACCGAAAGTAACGTATGGCGACTTTGCGATGAATAGATCATTATCGATCAATTGTATTTTGTATCCATCGTGCTCATATATCCTCGAATCTTCACTTTCGTCCCAGTTTTCGAACATTTCTTCTGCGATTGATTCTTTTAATTTCTCGATTTCGGTTTCTTTATCCAATCCTCGTTCTTTTGCGAACTCTTTTATTGGTTCGAACAATTCGTCAATTTCAAGCTCGATTTCTTTTATTGCAAGGTTTTCCGAGTTATCATAAAATTCTTCATATGCAAAATATGGGTCCAGATCGTGTAATGATATTACTCCGTATCTGATACCTGTTTTCGGATCTGTGTTTGGTATCATGTTACCTCCCATTGCAATTCTTTGTCTGATAGCTTTGCATACTTTTCGAATGCTGTATCCAGTTCCAGCATGCTGAATCCGATGTTGGATAATCTTTTGCGGGTTTCGTTCAGTAGCTCTCTGTGATACCAGCCCATGTCTGGATCATCACTCTCGATTCCCCACGCTGATTCATATATTGAGGTGCTTAAGGATTCTTTGTTTATCCGTATTTCCAAGTCAATTTTTATGATGGCTCTCACGTAGTACCATTTATTGTCTAGCCAATCTTCGACGCGTTTTTTGTCTTCGTTTGCGTATCGGTATGCGTCTCGACGTTCTTTTCCCTTTAGATCGTGCCATTTTTGAATTGGTATTAACCAATGTTGACCAAGTTTTAATGCATTTGTTTCCCAGTGATCTGACAACTTTCCGTAGTCGTTTAACATGTAACTGTCATCATCAATTTCGTATTTTAAGAATATATCAACTATACGCAATTTTGCCTCTTTTTCCATGGCCGCCACCTCATTTATCGCGTTGTTGTATCGCTTTTTCGATCACCATTTACATTCTCTCCGGTTCCCTCAGCAAGGTTTCGTAAGCTTCTTTTCCCAAGAAATTTTTCAGGTTCAAAGACACAGCTTTCACATTGTGATATATTGTCTCAGCTCTTCTTGAATCAATATCATATCCCAACTCAATTGCCCAGTTTTCGAAGTTTTTTGAGTTTTCGTCGGGATAATACCTTAGCGGCTATTGTTTCATTCCTCCGTTTGTTCTTCATTCTCAATAAATGCTTCTTCTGCGCAAGATTCCGAACAGAATTTTCCGTAATCAGGATCTCCGTAGATTACGAAAAACTCTTTGTCATCTCTCGGTTTGCCACAGTGATCACATTTTGGCAATGATTCGTAGTGCTTCTCGATATCCTTTCTCAGTTCATCAATATCTTGAGGTTCGCCCTCTACCATGTCAAAATGGCCAAACGCAATCCCTATTTCCTCATCGGGGTGATCGGCCTGCAATGCCTCTCTGACCTTGATCGCTGCGTCCAAGGCTTCTCTTGGGTCGTCGTATTCTCCTTCACCTGGATAATCCGTGGCGAGCATATCCGAACCGGCGTAATCGATTCCTGGATATGCTATTTCCACTATATATCTACCAGAATAGAACTGATGTTGGCAATTTACGAAGTATGGCATTTTTTATCACCTGATTCTTATTTCAATCAATCCATACGCATACAAAGCCAGGTTCCTTAACACCATCTTGAATTTCTTCAGTCACTCTGGTTATTCGGCCAACTGTTAGACTTCCAGGTTCTCCTAGAATATCACTTAACAATGTGTTAACTTGTGCAATCAATTCTTCATCAGAGTCATCAATATTTCCTTCTACTATAATTGGTAGTTCGCCCATATTTATCTCCTCTAATTCTTTGCTGCGATTAATCCTATTCCCAGGTTTATTAATGATACTACAAGTATCAGGCCAGCGAATAGTACCTCTAGGCCATTTTCACTTGCGAAAACACCAATCGCCCCAATGAGTGTACCAGTTGCACCAATAAGGGCAATAAGGAACCCTATAAACCTTATTAACATATTTGTCATTTTATTCTCCTAAAATTCCTAGATAATCGGCAATCTTCTCCAGGTACGGCACGGTTCCTTTGCTTAATACGGCGGCAGTTCCTGGATTTTTGATATCCCTGTAGACGATTTTGGTTGTTGGCTGTGCGTTGGTCTCTTCGATTGTTTCAGTATTTTTCATATCGTTGTTCCTCCTTTATGTTGTCGATTGATGCTTCAACAAACTTAGTCAAAACCGGCTCTGCCCAGCTTGTAATATCCCATGTATCTGGCTCATATGTTATCTCTTCAACTGTTACAATCAGACCGTCAGTTAGGTTCAGTATCAGCGAAAGATATTCCGATGTTATTCTCAGTTCAGCAGATACAACTTTATTGCGATTTACTGAGCAATAATCACTATCCAATATACTGATCATCTCATTTATGATCTGGTCAACCAGGACTTCATCAATCTTTACAATTTGTTTCATGATAACCTCCATATCTACGTGCTTTTCCAGAGCAAATCGGACCCATCCCATCTTTAACGGATTCGGGATGAGTCAGTTTCCTGCCACAACAAACACAAGTTGTTATGCCGTCGCCTTTAGGTTTGAAAGCCTTGCAGGCTGGAGTTATTTTGCCATTTTCAATCAAAATCCTTCCCATTCCAACCACCATATACCAGACAATCTGACCATCTCAGGCCACCTCCTCGTAATCATCGCATCCACCCCGGTCGACCTGGCAATTACTCCAGGTCTGGAACCTGCCTAGCTCCGGATGGAGATGGCATCTGCTCATGCTCTGGCTATCCCCGCATGGTAGAGTATCTAGGTGTTTGCAGGTCATCTCAGGCCATCTCCTCGACCTCTTCATCGATCTCTTCTACCATCACCATTCCATCAACAACTGAACTTATTTCAACCCAGGTTGTCATCTCTCACCACCTCCTTGACCTCACCAAAATTCTGTGTCGTTTGGAAGTCGCTTGTATCCGTCTCTCAATCTTAATTCTGCTCTTGCTTGTCTTTCTGAGACTGGCTTATCAAATACAAGATCATTACAGTAAAGGCCCATTCCTGGCATCCTGAAGTGCCACAATCTCTTTTGCATTATCAACCCTCCTGAAAATCCTCATCATGAATCTTTGGATGATCGCAATTACACTTTTGAATTTCAGCGTACTCGGCCCCATAACGATGTTCATTTCTCCCCGGCCAGTCCGCTTCATCCAGCTCAACATAACCGCATTTCCGCAATTCCGTGGCTTTTACCCCATCACGGGGTAATTGAAAAACGTCTATCAGATCCCGGACTGCTTCGGAATATTTTTTGAAGCACGCCAGATGATCCGGGAGACATCCATGAGACCCACTCATGGCGATATAGTGGGGTTTATTCTTCTTCGTCGGCATGGTATTCTTCAACTCCTGATAATTTATAAAGGTCTTTCCAAAGTTTTTCACAACGCTCGCAGTGAGTGAGAGTCCACAGCTCGTCATCATGGCGTATATGCTCCGACCAAATTTCTTCAGAATCGCAGTATATGCAACGATTACCACCATTCTTTAGGTAATTAGCCTTTACATCTGTGCTTAACATTTCAATCATCCGCCGCATAATTTATGTCCTGGCCAAGCCTAAAGACTTGCTTTTCAAGGTATGGGATATTGCCGGAAATTCCGTAAATTGTGCCGTCTCGGGTTATAAAGATGGCTCCGATATCGTCATCAACAATTCCAAAATCGGCCAGAATTTGGGATACGTCTTGGCTGTCCGAGATGAACATCGCATCTCCTGGGATGTCTTTTACTTTCATCAGCAATCGCCTCGGTTCTTAACACGCTTTGCGTGCACCAATCTGCTTCATGCCTCTGCCTCCACGGAGATGCCTATCAGCTCTCCCGATTCTTCGTAATAGGTGATTCCGTCGCAGGTGGTTGTGGTCATTTAGGCCACAACCTTCGCACTGGGAAATGCTTCAACTATGGCCTCATCATAGGGTCCGGCCCAGAATGGGTTGTTTCCTGGAAGCGGGTTTTGAGGTGCGTTTACGTAGAATCTGAGCTTCTTGGCCTCTTTGAAGGCCCTGAGTTTGGTGAGAATGGCCTCATCAGGCTTGCCGCCTACGGTCTGAACCGCAATCATTGCTTTGCCCTTGTGTTCGTAGCGGACGATCAGCAATTTGCTGCTTGTCTTTTCGGCGGTGGGTTTGGGGGTTCTCGCTTTTTTGGTCTTGGGCTGTGTCTGGATGGGGGTCTGAGTCGCGGTGCTCGCAAATACAAGCATTGAGGTTAAGATGGCCTCATCATCTATTTTTTCGACAGTTTCAACTACCTTTTTTCTAAGTATGCTTATTTTGCTCATTTGGTATCACTCCTTTATTACTTTCCTGGAGAAAATCACACTCGGTTAACTCATCAGGGTAATTAGGGGTCAGTGGACGCACCCAAAGGTTAGGAGGCCAATGGAAAAAGTGTCGCCCACTGTTGACGGGTTGTGAAGGGAGTTCAGCAATCCCGCCAATAGCAGTGTCCGGAATCGAACCGGAATCAAACCTGCACTGCTGCATTTTGCCGGAGCCCTGAGTCTCCCCTAGACACAAGGCTCATCGTCGTTGTCTGTGCGTTGCCCATATCAGGCCCTTTCGCTGTCGGCTATTTGGGCATATGGGCTAGATCGGAAGTAAGGGCATTTTTGGCCTTTGGCGGCTACCCTATGGTTCAACCAGAATTTTGGTGAGATGGCGTCTCTAATTCTGGTTTACACTAGCCGCCGCATCCGGGCCAGTCAAATTCCCGGAATCGATCAGTTGAGCCGTATCAGAGTTTGGTCAGTCGGTTAGGCGAGAGGTTATCTTTTTCGTCGGCATTTGCTAGGGGATAGCAAACCGTGATCATTTTTTCCTCTCTCGGCTCGTCACTCTGGACTGATCCATTGCTCCGGCTGACTCTGAAGGGCTGGCCTGATCTTTGAACTTCTGGCTTTTAGGTGGAGCCAATGCCGTTTATCAAGTCTTCAACCTGATATTAAGCCTAATCTACGGAATTGAGACCGATTTGCGATTAGGACGGCTAACCATCGATTAACGTGGATTGATTGCTTTTGGCTTTTCGGGACTTCTGAGAAAATCGGGAGTAGGTTTGCCATCAAATGCCTGCTCCGTATTCCCTGCCTGGAAATTGCTCTGAATCACCTCGATTGATGCCTATTTGAGTTCATTGAGCCTATACATTGTGATATTGATTTTGACTAACCCCAAACCGCCCAGCAATGAAGATCTCATTTCCCCGGAATTCGGAGAGATCGCCGGTTTTGGCCTGCCTGCTCTATTTGGGATTTTGGTTTTGTGCTCCGGTGTTTGGTTATTCGCCTTCGCACAATACCTATCTTAGGCCTTGAGGATATAAAGCTTGCTGAACAACTATGCCCTACTGTGATCGATATGGTGATATCTTGTACGTTGATGTACATATTTGTACATTGGGAGGGGTGGTTGGAGCGGTCGATTTCCGCGATAATGTCGCTTGATATCGGTTTGATGTGGCGGGGTGGCGACGAAAGGCGGGAAAATCGGCAACCGGCGGCTGTATATATCATGTACGCACGCGTATATCTATATATAGGGGAGATATTGCTGCCTGTTATCGATTATATGGGATATATGCGGTCAATGGTGGCTACTGATAGCGATATATGGGTTATATGTGGAGTATATGTGATATGTTCGAAATTAAATAAAAATAAAAGAAATGAAACGAAAATTGATAAAATTAAATTAATTCAATTTACTATTATAGGACCGATCCTGATATAAAGCGACAAGGGGAGGGGCCGAACCCCAGTGCACAGAAATGGACATTGGCGGCGGGAGGTTGGCAATGGTGCTTGAAGATATGCATTGGGACCCGGAGATGTGCATTGATGTACGAATATGTACATTTTGGCGTTGGCAGTAATATAACCCTAGAAACGCCTCAACCCGCCTACGGAACTATTGACTCACCAATGTACATATCTAGCCGTCTTGGGTTATATGTGCAGCCTGATGGACATATCTGGACATGGCTGAAGACCCACATTCCGCCAGGCCTGGCCCGGACCCAATATCCAGCAGTTCGCCCATATCAAGGTCATATGACACCTAGCTTATCACTAGTGATCGATTTTGTACATTGATGACCCCACGGCGGTATCTTTAGACAAGACCAGGCATTGATGTACATTTTTGGGCATTGGGCCACAGGAGCAGACAGCAGGAGACAGAGAGTAGTAATAAGAGATTTTCAAGACCAGCAAGAGAGATAGATTCCAGAAGATAATAAACAAGAGACAGCAAGAGACAAGGACAGACAATAGCAGAGAGAGGGCGACGAATAGGCGCGCATTAGCGCGCCCTTCCCCTCCGGCGGAGGGGATTGAGGGGAGGGAGTAGTTAGTTGGTAGATAGGTTGCAGGTTGGAAACAGACTTAATATCAGGATCACTTAGACCTACCTAACAAAACCACTAACCGCACTTATATAACCTAATACCTATAACCTATACCATATATCTCATCACTATCTTACCAGCCACTATCTTAACACTATCTATCTACTATATCCAACTACCTATCTTACTTATCTATCTCTTACTCTCATCTATTATCTTATCCTTATCTTTACTCTATATCTATCCTATCTCCTCTCTATAATAGAAAATTGAATTATTTTCGAAAAATTTCAAAAATTTTCACAGTTATCGATTTTGAAAAATAAATATCAGTTGACATCATATCCACCGTAATCGATTTCTCACAAATCGCAACCAGTCGCGCACTTTGTTCATTATTCGACGTTCGTTGCCACCATTTCTATACTTCATCCTCAACTCCTCCCAATACAAATCAGTCTCGGCAACCTTCTTCTTTCTCCAAGCCAGATACTCTTCCTCTGTCATATCATCAGGTCCAAACACAAGAACCCCATTAATCACCTCGGAAATCACGACGTGAACCTCCCATCCTTCCATGCCCCAATATACCTCAGATAATCCTCAAGCTCAAGTATGCGCAGGTTAGTCACCTTTGCCAACTTAATAATCACGTCCTGGTCATCCATTTCCGGCAATTCGCCCGTTGGTGTCTCACAATAAATCGTCGGCCCGGCCAAATAAGGATACATCCTACAAATCAAAGGTCTACTCCGATATATCCGACATCCATTTTGATAAAACTCACATGGAGCCACATTCCGCAACGTCAACCTCTCATCATCATTTGGATGTCTCATGAAATGACGTTTAGCCGCAAGTCTCATCGAAATCCTAAACCTTCTTGCAATTCTAAGCGCATCCCTGGGATATATGTCAACAATTTTCGGTTCCTGGCAACATGTCCCACATCTCTTACACTCGAAAAAGATTTGTCTAATAGCACGCTCTTTCCAATTCATACCCCAACCTCCTTTCCACAAAACGGGCAATACGTCAACTCATAATAAGCCATGTCTCGACCAATCCACAACCTACCGTTGCGGCTTCTAACAACCAACGCATGAATCGCAGATTTCATAGTTTTGCAGCATATGCACATAACCAGGCCCGACGCACTCATAGTTTAAAAGTCATCTCCTCATCGTCGTATTTAGGTTCCTTAATGGCAAAGAAGTCCTGCATAAACGGACTTACCATGGGCTCGGAAAACCCCTTGCGAACCCTGTCTCGACCGCAAACGACCATGTTTATGATCCAGGTTCCACTGCCCCGTACCCTGCGTTCTTGCCCACAGACAAGATGGGTTTTAGGCCGCGTGCATACCCCAATCTTGCCCACAAGGTGCTCCATATAACTCGGCAATTCCCTATTCTCACTGTAGTCTCCAGCTATGATGGAGTTGCCGATGATCTGCCCCCCATCCACAGTCTTTTGGTCAGTACTGCTTTGCAAATTCGTCATGCTCATCTTCAGCATCGGAAAATCAAATTGAGGGACCTTACCAGAAGGAAGGCCCATAGACCAGTAGTTATTCATCAAATTCCTCCATTCTTAGCGCACCAGGCCATCATGAATGGTTGAAAATGACCAGGATGCCCTCTTATGTACATTGGCTCAACGTTTTCAAAGAGTTTCCAGCAATGTCTTGCTCATGATCTCGGAGCCATGCGGCTGCCTGTTCAATTTCCTAGCATATATGATCGCATGCACAAGCATCGCACCTTTTTCTGAACTCTTCTTCAGCTAGATCAACAGCAATCAAATCATAATTAACCATATTGTGATCCGAAAAAACCGCATCAAGTGATTCGTACCTGGCCTCGAACCAATTGTTGGCAAATACGTCAACTATCATCTTCGAGATTGTCGTGACCTCATATGTCAGTCGATAATGTTTAGTCAAAACTCCGAGAGCTATCTCACATCGGATAGCCATCGCAAGATTGTCGTTGAGGTATTTTATGAACGCATCAACCAGTTTGCAATACTCTACAAAAGCTTCTGGCGGACAAGGTAGCAAAAAGGGCACTCTGCAATACAGGGATCTCTCATGGCAGCCCTCCCAGAAGAAATGGCTTATGTATCCGTCGTAATATAGCATGTACAACTGATCAACAAGTCCTCTCAAATATTGGACTATCTGGTCTGCGGTTGATACCCTCGCATCGAAATACAGGTTCGGTGTTCCGTTGGCCAGGATATCGGCAACTACTAGGTCATTCAACATTGATCCTCTCCAAACATGTTAGCCCATGCTATTTTGAAAGATGCTGTATAATTTGGGTACTTTGCACGGTATATCTTTTCAACATCCTCGAAAGATTTTCCCGTGGCAATAGCTCTGTTTTCTTTCAGCCATCTTGTTCCATCGTTGATGGCCATGCGCATGCAAATATCACATGGTTGTCTATCTGTTGACATTCAATCACCAACTCCTTTCGGTTTCTTGAACTCTTCAATCTCTTCTGGAGTTAGAAACTCATGCCATTTGACAGGGGTTAATCTGACAAGATTGCCGTCTCTTTCGGACTTGATCCAACCATCCTTTTCCAAGCGGCAAACTGATTTGAATACCTCAACTATGGACCATCCTAACTCTTTTGACAGCTCACGGATACTTGATCCCGGTTTTTCGTTTATCTTCTTGTAGAGCCTGTAATCTATATCTGCTGACATGTTTAATCTCCTCCATTTTTTATCCGGTCTAACTCTGCGATTATTTGAGCACGTTCTGTCGGGTCGTCAGTGCGATCGAGTTCTGTGTAAAGCTTTGCCATTTTGACAGCAGGGTGACGACTTGGCTTTCGTAATGACGGCAATGATGGTACACCGAGTTTATTGATTTTTACGACCTTGATCACGTTGTCTTTTTTTAGGGCTTCCTTGATTGCGTCGTCCACCGTTTCGGCAATGATGATGCTTTTCTCGATGGTGATGGTTTTGACTTCGTATTGGACTAGGTAGCTGTTCATCTCATCCTCCGTGCCCATATACGCATCCATCGCCAGAAAAATCAATTGTCATGATCTCCGGTGGGTAGCGACTTGGCATAGATCTCCATTTTTTCAGGAGGCTACTGATATGGGACATTAGTTTTCGAAGGGCGTCTTCGTTCAATACCATCAATTCAGTGTGTTCTCGAATGTCTATGTCGACAAAGCTGCTTCGAATACATAGTACGTTGCAAGGGATGCTTTCATCCATGCAAATATGGTCACCTTTTAAATATTCTGGGCATGTTTTTAAGATTTCTTCCGTTGTCGGAAAACCAGAAATCCGGGTAACCATATACTTCTTTTTTCCCTGGTTATCTGATATTATTTCTATTACGATTTTTGGGGCCATGTTTTTTCACCGTTTTTTAGATGCTTTGTCTAATGCTTCAATGCGTTTGATGTGTTCCTTTATACTTGAAATGGTCTCGGTGGCTTTCCGTAAGTCTGCCTCTTCCTTGTCCAGCAACCACTGCTTTGCTTCCTCAAATGTGTCGAATATAGATCTGTCATCGGAAATCTTTTTATATTTTCGTCCATTGCTATCCGTAACATAGTGATCTGTTTCTGATATGATGTCGATAATTCTAACATCTCGAAATGCACGCCATGCGATGTATTTGTATTTCATTTCTTCAATACTCCTTTTTCGAGTTTTAGGTTTAGATCGGATATGACCGAGTTCTGGAAATTGGTGAAATAGTCTTGACTTGTGTGGTCTCCTCTGAGCAGTCTAATGGAAAAGCCCATGTCGATTATGGGTGAAAATGGGTCGATTATGGGAGGGTCTGATTCGTGGACTACATAGCGTATCTCAGTAACGTTGGGATCGAGTCTTTCGAGGTTCTGGACTACATTATCAAATGCCTTGTTATCTCCTGTGTAGGAGTTATATAGCCAGCTTTCCAGGGATGTTTTGATGTCGAGGAAGATTCTGTCGAAACCTTCCGGAATGGGTCTGCAACCTGAGGTTTCCAGGCCGACTTTAAGATCAAGGGCGTGACCCCAGATCAGCAATTCAAGGCATACTTCTGGTTGCATGACAGGTTCACCGCCTGAGATGACCAGGGCCGATACGTAACGTCGGGCGGCTAGGATTTCTTGGGCTATGTCGTTGAAATCTACAAGACGTTCGCCGGTGCGTATTTTTTCGTTATGACAGTGAGGACAGGACATGGGACAACCTCTGAGAAAGACTACGTAGGAAGCGTGCCCCGGCCAGTCGATAGTGGACAGTTCATGACGACCGGCATAGTTCACCTGCAATCCTCTTCCCCCAGTTCTACATCCTCCGGAGATAGGCGGCCAGTCGTAATCAGATATGAGGTTACGGTTGGTGGTATTACCTCTCCTTTGAAGAACGTGATTTCTAACCGGTTCTTCACTTTAGCACTCAATGGCATAGAAGATGGTAAGTGGGACACATATTTAAGGCTTTTCATAGGATGCAAAAGAGTTATACAGGAGGGACATAGAGAAGACTTTATGCAAGACCCAGTTGTTATTGACATCGAGACAATACCGGGCACTGCGCAGCAGATTAAAACGTATAAAGATGTGAAGTGCGCACGGTGCGATCATAATCCAGCAGATCATCCGAAGCAGAAAAAGGATTATTGTGCAGAATGTGATGAGCAGGCTGCCCTTAGATGGCATACATCGCAGACTATTTGCATTACGGCTAAGCCGGTGGATATGGACGTGGTATGTTTCTGCGAAAGGGATGAGGTCAAGGTCCTGGAGGAGGCCTATGAGTATTTGAATGAGATTAGGCCGTCAAAGTGGATTGGCTTCAATATCAAGGATTTTGATTTGATTCATTTGAAGATGAGGGGTATGGTTAATGATATTCCTTTCATCAATATATTGCCGGTTGGAAAATATGATAAAAGATTGTATGATGTTTATGATGTACTGGTGGAGGGGAAGTGGAATAAGCAGCAATCGGCTACTTTGGAGATGTTTGCGGCAATGCTCGGGTTCAAAGAGCTGTTATATGGGAGTGGTCGGGATGTTCCTGGGTGGTTTGAAAAAGGAGAAATGGATGAGATCAGGAAGCACAATATTGGAGATGTTTTGGCCACCGAGCAGCTATATTTGAGGATTTGTGATGCGGAAACAAGGTATAAAAATAAGGGCAGAAAAATAGATGAGGAAGAGGTGTTTAAACTCTAACCTGATGCACTGGAATCCGGGACATTCGCAGGCGGATTAGTATTGGCCGGTGTTCCGGGTTCGTTGTTTGGTTGCTCTGATGCTGGAGATACAGGGTGGTTGAAAATAATCTTGCAAACCGGGGTGTCTGGATGTTCTACACAGTATTTTCTTGCCTCTGCGGTGCGTTTGAGTATCTCTTCGCGATTTGCAAAAGGCGTTGGAGTTGGGGTCTGCTTAACAAATTCACAAAGCTCTGGGCTGTCGTTACAGATCTTGTCACGGATTTCCTGTATGTGATCTGTAGCGTGTTTGACGACGGGGGTTAGTTTGGTAACTGGAAGTGTTTTTACAGGCCTATCACCTATCTTACAAAGTTCAGAGTCGGGGTGATCTTCGCAATACTTACGCTGCAATTTCTTTGCAGCAATTGGGAGTCCACGCTCGTTAATGGGATAGGGCTTGCAAGCTTCTGGATTTTCTGCGCAAATTTTGTCTCGGATTTCCTGTATGTGATCTGTAGCGTGTTTGACGACGGGGGTTGGTTTGGTAACTGGAAGTGTTGGTATGGAATTTATAACTGGCTTCACTATGTTTTTAACTTTCGAACGAATTTTTGCAATCGTTTCGGTAGGTGTCTGGATAGTAAGCTTACAAATTGGATCATTGGGCCGATCTGCGCAAATTTTGTCTCGGATAGTCTGCATGGCAGCTGCAGGAGAGTTGGAAGCCGGTGTTGAATATGTTGGAATTGCAACGCATGTACCGGCAATTGAGATCTGGCCTGCCGGGCATCCGGTGACAGGAGATATGTTTCCTCCGCGATATGATGTAAATGGTGGCCTCTGAGTTGATGTTTTTGGAGTTGCAGCAGGTGCCGGGGTATTGACTTTGACGGCACGAGCTAAATTTGAGGGTCTAATCGAGACCGATGGACCGAAAGAGGTTGTACGACTCATTTGACATCACCAGATTCTATCATCATGATTTCTGTCATGTGGTATATATTTGGTCCTGCCTGATAATAAACATATCGGTTAGATGACAAGGGTTTCTTTCTTCAATCCTTGAATATTTCCAACCCGCAATTCGATGCCATAATTAGATATGATGTTCCTGGAATTGTCGCTAAGGCTGTTGTTGGTAGCATTGTTGACCTGAATTACTTTGACCTTCTTGTTCGCTATTGCAAGAACATCGTTGAAACTGGGTCGAAATGATACGATGACAGCTTCTGTTTTGATCTTGGGAATGTCAGATGGAGTTGAGATTATCGTGGCTTTCATGGTGACTTAAGAAGAGTTCAACATATTTAAATTTAGAGGTGTGAGAGGATCGGGTTAGGAGAGATACCCGATCCTGCATTTGGTGCGATATGTCCAGACAAGGACAGTGATATACTGGGGTTTTGGGGCATTTCAGCTTTTTGGTTAACCGATATACGATGAATAGTATTACTGGATGATACGAGATTGGGGAAATCTGCAATCATGAGAGAGGAAAACATGACAAATCGTGATAGATTTTTTTGGGATTTCTGGGGATGATGTAACCAAAGTGACCAAAAAGGGTGTTTTCGGGTAACATCCATGTAACATAAAATCGATAATAGGAGAGCAATGTTACCTTGTTTCACCTGTTTCACGTCAAACTATACAGAGATATATGGGGGTAAAAGTTGTGTAGAATCATGATAGATTATCATTGAGATATATTAGTGTTATTATACTACTATATTGATATTAAACTACCTTTGAGAGAGAAGATAGACGCACTAGAGAGTTAAGTTACATACATATATATATGTATGTAATTAAGTGTAACACATGTAACAGTGTAACAGTATCTCTATAGCTATCGGTTTTTACGTTTCACCACTGTTACTCCTGTTACGTATTTTTACAATATTTACCATAAAATCAAATGCAGTAGACCATAGGGTAAAAATAGGGAAAAAAACAGATATCGGCAAGTCGGGTATCTAAGGGATACGAATTGCCTGATATATCTTTTCTTCAAGAAGGTTTTCTGTCCTTTCTGGTGTAGGGTGGCTTAGATCTATCATACCATGAACGCTATCATCAAGCAGTACTCCTTCATTAAACACCAGCACGCGGGTGGTCTTGTTCCCACGACGTTTTGTCTTTACTCTCTTGCCATCAGTTCCAACCGTGATGTAGCCTCCCTCGTGAAGCTGTCTATATAACGACGTAGAAGAGATTGACTGGGCTTGAGGGCCTAACACCCGCCGGACCGCATCTCGGGCCAATACGGGTAGTACAGCAATCTTCCCAACGTCGCAGTCGTTTTCGCCTAGCCTCCATCCTATGATGTTTAGCTCACTCTCGTTTTGAACTGGTCTATCCAGAATAGTGCACTTGCCGGACGATATCAACTCTCGCAGTGTTTCAACAAACTGTACTGCTTCGGTAGCTTTTTCTGTTGCAATTGAAGTTTCCACGAGCAATGCGGTAAGACCTTTTTCAAAATCTTTTGTGTATTTTTTAATCACGGGTCTCAGCGGAGACTCCAGCAACAGCTCCCATATGAGCCTTAGAATCGAGATTGTTGTCCCTACCCGGCCAGAGTTAATGCATCCAGCCTCGCTGGCCAGGTTCACGATAGTTGATCTACTTCCTACCCATTTTCCCATATCTATATCAATACCAGATATGTAATTACACCAGATTCTCCCAATTGCAGGTAGGTTTTTATTTATTTCCTGTAATTTAGTCAAGTTGGTTTTATTTGGCTCGGTAGACCATTCAACTGGAATAAGTCTGGCCATGGTTGAAGCCTCTTCCGGCAAGTCTTCACCTGTAACAATGAGGGTCGTTGCATATTCTTTGCTATCTTGCAGGTGTGCATTTCGATTTGCTCTTTCTCTTTCACGACCTTCGAGAAGTACATGAACCAACGACACGAATTTGGCGGGTCCGTCTTTTTGAGTACCTTTGTAGTTATCGATTCCAGTCGGCAAACATCCGAAGGACGTTGCAATTATCTGAGCTGCGGTGATGGTTGCTCCTTCACCCCACCGAAGCAATGACTCTTCACGCAGGAAACCTGCTCCATAGACAGCCATGGCATGTTTCAAGGCTTCTGTCTTTAACCCTCGCCCGGTAGTGCCGATCAATGCTATTCCAAAGCGATCTCCTGGAAACCATCTTGCGCACACTGGCGACGCGAAACTGGTTGTGAGCAGGATTGCTGCTTTGTCTGGTGGCCATGTCTTGAAGATCAATTCCAGGGCAGACATGCCGAGTTGTTCATTGCCGGTTGATAGATCCGCTGGGACCCTTCGCGATAGGTTAAACTTAAAACCAGTATCATCCAACCCAGGTATCGCAAGCCGGTCATTCACCCACATTGGCGCGTCTACTGATATCAGTTTTTTAACATCTATGGTCAGGTCTTGGATCATCTCAGCGCAGAGATCGCGAATTTTGTTTCTCGCGCCGAAATGAGACATCAAAATGCCGCGCAGCTTTCTTTTATCTGCAAAATCACGACCAGAAACAGTACATCTAAACCTATGGCCATCATTGCTGCCAGCTCCTTCAAGGGTAAACGTCGCCTCTCCACTTTCGTCCCTGGTTTCCTCTGTTATGACACAATATCCATCACAGACTATTGCTTTTACTGGTTTGTCCTCCTTGCCTTTTTTCAGGACTTTTTGATAGGTTCTTAGATCAGAATCAACACCCGGCATGCCGAAAGGTAGGTCGTCTGACCATCTTCGGACGTTTTCTGGTATAATTGGTGCAATGTCGTCGTCCATCTTTTTCACAACCACTGGTTCTTGTCGATCCGGGATATTGAATCCGCGCTCTTTCGCGATGTTAATCACTTGGGCAAGTTGCTGTCCATTTAGGCATCCATGTCCCGCCGCTTTGCAGGTAATGATCCCCTCTTCAACTGCCAACCATTCGAGTGGGCCGCCACCGCTTTTATGCCTAAAACAATGCCAACAATTTTTTGATGTGTTGACTGAAAAGTTTTTTCCATGTTTAGAATCATGCTTAGGATGACTCCCGAACACCTCGGAGCCTTTCCTTTCTTTGATCCTTAGTGGCCATGCAACTTGATCTATCGGAATGAGATTGCCGATTGAAGATCCACCGTGCGGTGTTTTGCATTTTTTGGATGTCCGTGGATCTTCTTTTTTCACGAATGGCTTGATCAGTTCTAGTAGAAAGTCTTTATCTACGGTAGCAATAGGAACATCTGCAATCACTTTATAATAATTACCATTAGGATGTAACGATCCTGGGCCAACGACCTGCTCACCAAGCGCCTGTATCTCCCCCAAATGCAGGGGATCTCCATCGAGGTCCTTCAACTCAGGGTCTTCGAGTACCATTTTATCTTTGAAACCCCTGCATAGCAGATAAAAATGCTTTCCTCCGCGTCCTGTTTCCACCGTAAAAGTTTCTGGTATCTGATTTATGATATTTAATTCTTCCAATCTTGGCAGGTCGTCCACATCGAAGACGATTAAATGACCTATTCCAGTGACAACGCCGTAATTATGTCCTTCAGCAAGATATCCGGCCATTACAGGATGCTTATAATCGTAATTTGCGTCGGTCGTCCATTTGTAACCTATGGGCTTCTTGGTACCGTTTAGAATCGGGACAAACCTAAATCCTTCTTTCCGTAGCTGCGGAGGTATTTTATTCAACGCTCTTTCAAACGCTGGGTCTATTCAGATCCCTCCGAAACGCTTATAAGTAATCAATGACTTCTTCATGCTTGATCACTTGTGACCGGGGTTTATCGCTTGACTCCGGCCAACTCTCCGGGATACTCTCTTATTATGAGCCCGGATGCCATCGATGAGCATTCTACGGATTACTTCACCGGCTACTTTGTCTTCTGCCTGCGCTATGTCTTGTATTATCTGGTGCGTCGCGCTATCGCACCGAACGCATATGGTTTTCTCTAATTTGTTGCGCATAACCAATGGGTTGTATTTTGGAGTATATTAAGTTTGCGCGTGTAATACATTTTCACAACCGGTGATTCACCAACATGCTTATATACTATGCTATATTTGTAATATGATATCACAACGAGGTGAACATATGAAGACCAAGAATGTAAAAGTGTTTGACCAGGATGACATAGACTTCATGACGTGCCTCCAGGACATCGGTGTTGAAAGACGGCAAGCCGCAGTTTTAGCCTTTTTCAGGGTTGAAGAGGTAGGAACTTCTAGGGATATTGAAGTTACCGCGATGATTCGGCAACCGGAGGTCAGCATTGCCATAAGTACGCTGAGGAAACTTGGATTCATCAATGCAGAACAGCTCGTAGTTCCTGGTAAGAAAGGACAATATAACAACGAATATTCTTTGGCCGTCCCGTTATCAGACATAATAGACCACTTCTGGCAAATAAAGCTGAAGGAATGGGGAGATATGATGGATAACTACAAGAAGCTGTCCGAGTATGAAATTCGTCCTTTCTCCGGTTAAAAAACCCAACTGCAACTACATGGTCAAGCAGACTAAGCGAGCCATACTACTGGTTTTGATGGACGACGGGGCCCAGGTTCCGTACTGGGTTCCAAAATCCCAGGCCACCCTGAAGAAACGAGATGTTATCAGGATCATAGATAAGAAACCTGTAGTTGTTGATCAGGTATATGAGGTTGTAATCACGGATTGGTGGTGGAGCAAAAGAGAACCGGCAAAACCGATGGGATGCTGCTGAAATGACTAAACAGTTTTTTATTTTATTTTTGCTCGTAAGCCTGTCTTGTGGATCATTAGATTCAGATCTAGCGAGCATACCTATTTTTCCGTATATCGAAAACGAATGGGATTGCAGCGAGATGTCTTTTTTTGCTCAGCACGAATTGGAGGAAATGGGATATAATGCCCAGGTTGCTGTCTGCAATACCTATCCGAGACATGCTTGGGTTCTGGTTGTTACCGAGAAGAGAGTGATTGCAGTAGAAGCCACAACCATGGAGATTATACCGTTTAGACCTGATTTTAGCCAGGTTTTCCGAAATTCTACAGATGCCATGAGACAGGGTATTCCGTATTTCGAGGTCGATTGGTGGAATAATATGGAAATTGATGAACGGGATGCCTGGTTGTTGCGGAGACCGGGATACCCAGTGCCGATAGATCTCCGCCAGACCTGATTTTTTTCTTGATGCAACTTTTATATATACTGGGTTTCTAGTTATAGTCCATGTCAAAAAATGCGGTCAGGTTCAAGTATTTGAAGCTGTGTATCCGCATATCCCGAGGAACGTTATGACAGACAATACTTTAGAATCTATGAAAGGGCCGATAGTCGTCGTTGCCCTTATCGTTGTGTTCGGCCTGGCCATCGCATTTGGCCAGAATATGTCCGATGCTGCAAAGCTTGTTGGTTTCGCGATCGTGGGATTGGTCTCGGTAGGATACATCACCACTCACCAGCAGAAATCCTTGATCGAAGCCCAAAAAAACATCCAGCCTCTTGTTGCAGAGGTGATAACAGATATCAAGGGAATGGAACCAGAAGCACGAGTAATCGTATCGAAACTTGAGAAGGGAAAGAAACCAACTGCGCAGAACATTGCAGATCTCTATCCCGATATTGAAGAACTCATAGGCGATCTCCAGCAATTGGTTCCCGCTGCGCAGAAATCTATCGACGGGGTGGAAAGTAAATGATAATCGAAATTTTAGTACTAATATTCTTCCTTGGAGCTTCACTTTACCTGGCTTATCAGTTCCGGACTTGTGGCTACCAGATGGCAGATCTCAGGGGATCTAATGTGTCACTTGTCGTTGATCTGGAAAAAACCCGCAACGAGAACAAACGCCTTTTGGCTGAGCTTCAGAAGACACGGGACGATTTGACGCTTACCAGAGAGGAATTGGAAAAGACCAGAGCAGCGTTGAATTCTTGTACGGATGCTATTAATGGTAATCCGTGATTGCGTTTTGCCCACGAGGAGGCAACGATGACTAAACTATTTACTCCGGAAGACATACGAAAGTATTTTTATGCTTCATGCCTCCTTGCGGGGCTTGCTTTAATTGCGATATTCTACATCGTTGGCACCGGCGGATCAGGAAACGTGTTGGACACATCCATCGTGGGTACTGGTACTGGTAGTATCCGACACGATTCCGAACACAGCGCCGACTTGGCTATGGCCGAAAATGCTTCTATCATCTATGATTATTCTCGGTCATGGGATGACAATGATAATATCGAAGTGGCCAAAAGTCAGTTTGTTGTGACTTCTGCGAACGGAGGATACAAAACGCAGTATTTGGTCAAGGGTTCGAGAGCTGGTCATAAAGTAGAGTATAGGGCCACCAAGATAGCTGGCAATGCCTCGTTTGCTTCAGAGATTTCCATGTCAGCCACCGAAGCAGGCGATGAGAGCCTAGATTCCATGTTCTGGTTAGATACCAGAGACGGATTAGCAACCATCCGTGGCCGTGTTTATAACTACGATGGCAGAAGGCCAGCTACTATCGAGGAAATTGATCAGGTTGGTAGATATTTGCTGAATACTCACCTCAATGTCAGCAAAGAGCCCATAGTACCTGAAAGCTGGCTCGGGTCGTGCGAAGAACTCAATCGTGACATGATCCTCGATCCGACAGTACCGGATGGGTTATATATCTTGCCAGCCAACGATAGCAAGTACAATTACACCCTGGTTGATGGCAAGATAATTCGGGGCTTGAACATCTCCCAGGGCGAGCCTGTCTTGGAGGTAGTATCCGAGAATGGGACCCAATCCGAAAACGCAGCACCGGCGGCCCGAAAAGAGAGGGCCGCCAAATAAACAATCTTCTGACCGAAAAGGTTATACCTGCTTAATACCTAGAATAAGTATCCTCGGAGGATAAAAAATGAGACAGATATATCTGTTGGTCGCGATTTTCGCGATATTTGGTATCGTAGGAGGCTCTGCCCTTGCCGCAGAGCTGAAGAACACTGTTACCGTCACTGGTAATGATTCTACTGGTGGGATGGTAAGCAACCAGTCTGCCGCGTCCATCGTAGTCAATGAGACGGCATCCGGCGCTTTCCTGAAGGATGTTGAGAAGAAGACCTACAAGCCAGGTGAGATGGCAAATTACACTTTCAGGCTATCTAATACCGGAACTGCAAAGCTCTCTGGTATCAAGGTAGTTGACGACCTGCTCGGGCCTATAAACATGGATGTATCCGAGATAGGTCCTGGCGAGTATGCTGAAGGAACTGCTCAGATGCCAGTCACTGAAGCTATGCTCCCTGGTCCTATTATCAACTATGCGGTTGCTACCATGAATGGGGCAGGTCAGACCATCACCCTCAATGCTAGCGCAGCGTTCGAGATCGAGGCCATTCCTGACATCAAGATCACCAAACTCACTGACGTAAGCTCTGTTGGTGTTGGGAAGGAAGTAGTCTACACATTCACCATCGAGAACGTTGGTAGCCGGACTCTCTATGATATCAAGGCAATAGATGACAAGCTTGGCGAGCTGGAATTGCCGCAGACTACACTAGCACCCGGAGAGGTCATCACTGTCACAAAAAACCACGTAGTGACGGTTGAGGACATCGAGGCCTAGAGCATGTACGAGCTAGAAGCCCTGGGTGCCACGCTGGGCTTCTGGATCATGCTATTTTTATTTATCTACATTTTTTGGCCAAGGCGATGACTACCGATTTCCAGAAAATCCTGGCTGTACTTGTCAGCGTGGTGTCAGTCCTTGCCGGGTAGTGACGATAGCCAGCTATCTATCAGGCGAGGACGTATACCCCCCTCCATCGTTGACTACGCAACCGTCCGAACCGCAACCTATCATCATTCATGCCAGGGCTGTTTTTATGGATGATGATAAAATATATATCATAGATTATAATAACACTTTAATTGCGTGGAATGAATCTTTGGATGTAGTTCAGATCTAATTCTTCTTTTTTTCCAGCAATCTTTATTTATCAATACTGCATAGTTACTCTTCATGGTCCGAGTTGTAATTCATCCTGTGAATTTGGCGACCGAAGCCACCGCCGGAGATATCAAGACCGCCGTCAAAGCCCTGGCCGATGCCACTCCCGATACTGCCTCGGGTGATCTTGCCAGTATGTCGGCTGACATCGCCCTCATGAAAGCTGATCTCGCAGATGTTGAAACGTTGCTTCGGACAACTGGTATAAAGTTGCTGCCACTCGATTCTTCGTTAGATTCAATAGACGTAGACAAGATGACTAAGGGCGCAATAACAACCGCTCACAGTGCGATTACAGATACGGCCACTAGCGCAGAAATCGATTGCCGAGGATTTAATTCGTTGCTGGTGCATTTTGTCAGTGACGCGAACGACAAGACTTGGACGATCAGCGTTCTGGGCGCGATGGGCAGCGGGCTGACGTTCGTGCCGTTGCTTGATAAGGCAACTGGTCTGGCAGCAAGCGAAATCACTACCGATATCAGCGGCTTCTTTGTAATCTCTAATATCCCTGATTACATCAAGATCGTAGCAACTAAGACTGATGATGGCGCGACGGTGACCTGCAAGGTTCAGCCGTTCAATTCGTGAGGCGGAAATGACGACAAGATCAGCATCGATGACCAGATAGCGGCACTGAGAAAACAGATCACCGCTCTGTCGAAGGCTGCCAAAGTTCCTCTCGACAAGGACTTTCAGGCATTGGATGAATTGGTGGCATCCGAGAAAGCCAAGAAGGAAAAGAAAGCCGAGCCCGCCAAGTCCACGAAGAAGACGGCCAAAAAATCTAAATGAGGTAATTTCGTGAAAATAGATCCTACCAAAGTGTGGTGGCTCATCATCGTTCTCCTGCCGCTGGTGCAGGCCGGGGCTGGCATTCTGTCTGAGTCTTTCTCAGGCCAGGGCTAGGTACACTTTCCTTTTTACGTCAACTTTTTTTTTTACGAAAACATATAAGTATCCTGATGAACGTCTTCCATCTTGGAGGATACAAATATGGCATTTATACCCCTCGGAGAGACCGCTAATGCTGGTCTCGTGATGTCCGGGTACGGCAAGCCGTACCTGAAGAGAGCAAGCTATGCGAAAGGATATAATCCTGAACATCTGAAGGCATACCAGGCTGCTTTTTCTACCGCTTCCAAGGAGTGCTCTGCTGCAACTCGCGGAATGACCGGTATGGAAAGGGCTAAGGCTAAGTCTGCCTGCATGTCTGGTGCTCTGAAGAGGTAGGGATCTTATCCCTCCTTCTTCTCAAAATCTCTGAGTCTTTTTTGTCCCTTTGTTTCAGACGCTATTTTTGATCTGCCATATATGGTCCGCAACGTTTCCAACATACGTTTAGTCCTTTCGAGCGATGTAGCCCCCTCTTTTATCATGTTATTTCCTCCACACTATTGCGTCTCGGAACCACGGTTCCAATAGATTCTTGTTCTGCGAATAAAAAAACCCGAAGTTTGAGTCCAGAATATATGTCTTGCTGAAATCATCAGGGTCTCTGGTTGTTCTCCCAGCTGCTTGTTGGATTGCTACAGCTGTTGTCAATCTATACCACTTGTCGATGTTTAACTCTGCCTTGTCAGTTTCATTTCTTTTGATAACCCATTCATCACCAAGTGATGGATATGGAACCTTCGCGATGATGTTTCGTTGGAAGTTTTCTCCTTTCAGGTTGATTCCCTCAGCGTAGTTCACTGATAGGAAAATACATTCCTTGGATCTCATGAATTGCCGGAGAGCATCCTCGCGATGTCCGGGGGTTTGCTGTAGAACCTTCGGGTGCCTCATGTTGTCCTTCAATTTTTGTGCAATGCCATATGAGTGGCAATGCACTATGGTTTGTCTCGGGTATTCCCTGTGTATCTCCAATATACGCCGCGCCATATTTGGCACGGTGTTATCTATATTGCTTCGACTCATCTTTCCAATAGGTTCGTAATATATTAACCTATTTTTCTTAGGAATAGGATGAACTGCTTCGACTCGCGAATAGTTTCGACATATGAGCGATGTTGTTGGGGTTCCAGAACTCATTATAACCAATTTTACTCGGCTGGCCATGGAATTGAAAGGGTATTCCCCGCGAACCAGTTTCAAGTTTCTATCCTTGTCAATGAAATATGCTTTATCATTGCTGGAAATGACCTGCAATATCCTTCCGCACTTGGCCACCTGCCGTTCGATCTTGGTCAACTTGGTGGTCAGATACCGGATATCATTCAAGAGGTTTGTATTGCTGGTTGAACTCAGGTTCATACTCTCAAGCATCTCGGTGTAGTTCTCGGATTCCTCCTCTAGCGATATCATCCATCCATGGATCGAGTCGGTCAGGTTCTCAAGATCAATATTCTCTGGCAGAGCTATACCGAAGTGATTTAGGAGTTTATCCTCAAGGCTTGCCGATTCATCGATTATGAGAACGTCTGTTGCGGCCCGGTTATATATGAAGAAATCCAAGGTGCACGCTGCTAGATCTGCATCCCTAAAAGCATACTTAGCTCGGGTGTATGGGCACCTATTGCAGATTTTTGGTTTTCTGCTTGCAAGACTTGCGGATCGGAATGGGCAATCTGATGCGTCTAGACCTTCCAGCAACAGGCAATCATAGTTGCTTTTTCCAAGAACCACGGGAATGCCCAGTTGCTCATCTTCCTCAATTTGGTAGACCAGGGCTTTAAGCGGGGTGGTATATACCACTTTTTTAATTTCGTCTGGATATAATTCCAACAACGCTTTTCCAGCTGCACGATTAATTATGGTCTTGCCCGATCCGGTTGGGCTTGGCAATTCAACTATTTTTGAATTTATTTCTCCAGATCTTATTTTTTCATATGTACTTAATATTGATTCAATTGCTTCTTTCTGTCCTACTCTGTATGAAGGATATACGTTATATTTATTCAAGTCCACAATCTTTAAATCCTGGCATGGCTTGTTATTATTGGTAGCCGTGACCATTTCTAGTTTAGTTCCCTCCACGGCTATCAATCTCCCATAAGCTGTGCATGCAATTTTAGAATTGTCTTTACTATGGAGTTTTCTTTATTTAGAACATAATATCTAAAGTTCTTTTCAGAATCTATTGCCTTAACTATATTCAGATCCTCAAGCATTTTCCATGCCTCGTAGAAACTTGGTCGTCCCATGTGCATTGCCGCAATCATCTCGCTCTTGCTGAAATGTCTTGGAGCATTGCAGATCATGAAATCCAAGATCCGGATTACGTGTTTATTACCTAGCAACGATACAAACATGTATCTCACCCGACATGGAGATGTATCAAATAACATATAAAGCTTTTGGCCGATGATAAAAAAAAGATAGGTGCCTTATCCTTCTATCAGCATGGCACCTGTTTGCATCGCGGCCCTGAGCCCGGAGCAAGTACAGTTTTTCACGATTATGGTGCTTTGAACAGGAGCTGGGTCGGTTGTGCAGAAACATCCACCAGGAGCATCTATCCGGCAGTTCGTGACCTCAACCTTAGCACGGCCTATCGCGTGGACGCCGAAATAGCCTTCCAGTCGGCTATCGATGATCTTGACGTCTGACCCTTCAATGATGTAGGTCGCCCCGCCAGTAGAATCTGCTCGATCCTTGCTGCTAACCAGAACAGAGTTCTCGACCGTTCCGGTTCCGTCGCGAATCATCAGGCCATACGATCCGATGGTATTTGTGCAGTCCATGTCAATTTCACTGAGTTTAAAATCATTGACCTGCCAGACCGTGACCTGACTATCGGTCTTGAATCGGGATGCGCTCACGTCGTCCGGGGTCCGGCTTTTCCAATCATCGTTGCCGTAGAGGACGACACCTTCGCGACACTGCCAGCCTTCGCAATCAATCACTCTGCTATGGTGGCAGGTATCGAGGATGATCCCTTCTGCACCGCAGTTCCGAGCCACGACATGGGAGACCGTCTCATTGGTCCCGCTGTTGCCTGCGCCATTGTTACCCAGATAGATGCCCGACCCCCAGGAATTCTCCAGATGAAGATTGTAATAATAACCATCCGTCCTCTCAGACCCTACCAGGATCAGGCCTTCGCCGTCATGAGGTTGACCATCTGTCTGACTGCCTCTATTGCCGTCCAAAGTCAGATCGGCGACAGAGAACTCGTCATATCCAGGATCAAATCCCCTGGTGCCCCGGATGAGGACCATGGCCACATGCCTTGCAGGGCTGCGTTGGCCTGGAAGTAGCTGGATGATGGTCTCATCCACCCCATCGCCGCTGATATGCATGTCCTTGTCGAGAACCTGAATAGCATTATAGAAGATATTTGTGCCATCCGGATTCAGTGCAAACTCATAAGGTGCAGATACGCTATACTTGCCGGAGCCAATATGCAGGCTACCACCGTCCGGCACGGCATCTACAGCAATCTTGAACAGACCGGACACATCCGATGATATTGGAGCCGTTGCTAGTTCTTTGCCATCTGCGGTTTCGGCTATGATGTTTTGGCCTTGCTGATAGACAATGACATCGGCAGAATACTGGATATCTTCAGATGATTCGACCAACTCATCGGCAGCTGGTGTGAATATTTCGCTATCATTTTCAATTAAAACATCCGTTCCAGCAACTGGCTCATTTTCGGTTTCTATGATGTCATCTTCACTTATATTTTCAAGTTGGAATGCATTCGGATCAAGCTCAAGCTCGACAAACTTTGGTTCTGGAAACACAAAGTTGCGCGATATATTGATCGACTGAAGCTCCGGCATTGATATGGGCGGAGTCACGGGACCTGCAAATTGGTAGGGAGCTGGATATGTACCGGCCACGCTAGACACAAACAGCAATAGGAATATAAACCCCAATATCTTTTTCATGTTGTGCACACCTGTTGGATGTGATGTCTTTTTTCTATTTCAAACTTTGTTAGGGATTGCTGTCTAGATGGTTGCAGCAGATCTAGCTCATTTATCCCAAAGCTTTCGAACATCCTTAATAAGGGAGGAAGCAGTTGCTTGGATAGATAGTAGTCCGTGTCTATTTTTAGGTTGTTTTCGACTACGTACTCAGGATCTTCGGCCCGCAATGTCATCATTTCTGCTCGGCGGCCTGCTTTTCGTTGGCTCGCGATGATGATAAAAGGAACTCTATCTCCGATTGCATATTTGAAAACCCCTCGATGCTCAAGTTTCTTGACAAGTTCTGCATGCGGTTGCGGTTGCATATAGTTTTCCGGTTTTCTGGTCAATGTTCTTGACATAATCAGATCGTTAAAGATGTCCGGGGTTGGGTTCTTTATGGAGGCTATGGTTTTTCTGGCCTGAGCCAGAGCTGCATCAACATCTCCGTCAATCAGAATAGTTTCCAGGCATTTCGTAAGCGCCTTTGAAGTGAAATTGCACCAATCTCGCCGAACCGTCTCTATTCCCTTTGCTTTTATTTCGCCTTTTCCTTCTGACTCGAATCTATACATCGCGTAATGTTTCTTTGCCAAAATGAGTATTCTTTTGGCAAATGCTTCGAAAACTAGTTCCATTGGCTTTGGTAGGTCTGCTGTAACGATGGATGCGATCTTTTTTCCTATTTGTTTAGCTTTATAAAAGTCAATATTTCCAGTTATAGATATAAAAATGCTGTCGGTGTCGCCTGCTATCGTTTTTAGTTTAAATGATTCATCGTTTAGCATGAATAGTTCATGTTCTTCAACTATCTTTCTGGTTCTGATCAGATTCTCTCTCCCGTAGCTTGTTACTGAGTTGGCAATCACTGGGCTATACAGTCTTGCTCGAGCGTATCCCGAGTAGCCATAGAAGCTGTTCAGCAATATCTTCATAGCATATTGCTTGGCATCTAGTTGTCGCTTTTCTTCTTCGGATATCCCAGGGACCTTCATTGCTTTTTTGGCTTTTATGCGTTCGTCCAGCAACTTTTCTAATACCCTTGGTACTATGCCCAGCCTGATTTCCGGGGGTACAAATCGTCCGCCGCTGGGAGATATCGTGATGTTGCAGTCTGGACATTCGTCTCTGATTTCGGTCGTGTAGCATAGGTTCCTGGCGATCATGGTTGTTGGGTATAGTGATTTGAAATCGAGTATAACCACATTCTCGGTTAGGCCGATTTCTGGATCGAGAACAATTGCACCTTCAACCTGGGCTATATCATCATCTTCCAGAGCCATTTTAGTGCCCATTACATAGCCCTCTGCATTGTATTCCCGAAGGAGCTTGGCCTCGATCATACTGCTTTGGCCGCCATTAACTACGACTTGCAGGAATGCCCCGCTTGCCTTGGCCAGAGCGATGTACTTTTCAAGGACTCCTGTTTTTTTGATCAGCTCCAAGACCAGCAATGCGTCACGTCTTGAATATGAGATGAATTTGTTGATTCCTGGTCCGGACCACAATTCTCGCATTTCACCCGGTTTAACATCCAGCTTCTCGATATCTAAAATTTCTTTGGCCACGTTTGCCAGACGATAACTCTTCAATCGGTATTTATCCAATGCTTTAACTGCTGGAAGCATGTCAAGTGAAATTCGTCCGTTCAGTGAGACGGTGCTCTTGCCCATATAACTCTTGCACCACGCAGATCTCCCATCCCTGGACATTGAGAGGGAAACTCCCAGCCTTTTGGCCCTATCGGTTATATACGGGATATCAAACCCGTTTGAGTTGTATCCTCCTATCACGGTTGGATCATACTCATCCAGGATGAATCCCAGCTTGTGAAGCATGTCATCTTCCCCCTCGGATGGAATCACGTCTTTTCGGGTGCATTTGATGTTTTTGGCCACCATGACAACGTTTTCTTGCCCTCTCCACGGTGGATCAAAGGCCAGACTGATCAAAACTATCGGATCTTCATCTGAGGTTGGCAGTCCACCGTTCTCTTTTGGTATAGCCTCGATATCAATGGCCATTATCCTCAATGGTGCATTGGTTCGATCTCCCTGGGGAATAATATCCGTATGATGGATGTATTGTTTTTTCGGAACTATACACCAACTCATACCCGACAACTCATGATCCACCATGAAGCGATCCTTGAAAAAAATGTCACTTTCATGGGTAGTGTAGTGGCTTTGCTCGCAAAATTCCCGGAGGATTTTCACATCTTTCGGATTGCGGGTCGTTACCTTTATCATTTTTCGTGGTCTGGATTGATATCCCAGGGGGCCGAAACGATCTACAACATCGGTTTTTATCATGATCCCGATAGAATCGGCGATGCCCGTTAATAGCTGGTCTATTCCCTCAACGTTGTCCGAATCTATGTAGAAGTAGGGAAGAAACCCCGTGACATACTTTGTGACAGGATCTCCTTCTTTTGTCAGGCCGAAAAGAGTTATGACGGGGAGCCCATCCGCATCATAACCATATGTTGCATCAATTATTTGGAGTTCCGTTCGTATAGCCCCCTGAAACCGACATCTTGGCATCGGTTATAATTCGCGTCATTCGAAATCCTCTGGGTCGAGTTCATCTGATTCTTTGGCGGATGCTTTTGATAGGCTCGTATAATCTATATTTCTCAGACGCGGAGTCATTGTGGTGTTATCTCGCATATGCCAAGGGGTTCATAATCGATTTCGCCTTCACCATCGTTAACTGCTTCTATTGCTACCTCTTCGGCATCTGCTTCGTTATCTGCTTCTACCATTACGCTGGCGGTGCCGACTATATCCACTAAGACATTATATATTGCCAATTATATCACCTGCACATAGATTTAAACCGGTTTTCTACTTTTCTTACTATTCGCCCAATGGTTGTTGGCGATACATCGAAATCCTTGGCAATTGATGACAGGAGTTCGTTTTTTGCTCGTCTGGTGATTTCGGTATAATATTTCTCTGGTATTGGATGAGAACCTACACGTCTTCCTCTTTTTCGGGTTTTAGGCGGTTTCATGTGGTGTCCTCCAGTACATCGTTTCGTTTATACATTATTCTTAGCAAATTGTGCATATCTTGTCTCGTTTTTACATATTTCAACCGCATTGCTGCTTCGTATCCCATATTAAATCCAGTAATCCAATCTTGCTTGTTTCTGATATGTTTTTCGCAACTTCTCTTGGCAAATCGTCTCGATGTGCATTTTATTTCATCTTTCGAAACCATGCTCATCACTAGCCTCTTCCAACATCGTTTTAAGTATTGCAATGCGTTTCTTTGTTTCTACATGGCCAGTTTTTGCGTTGCTCCATTCCAAGAACCGCAGTCCTTGGTCTATTGCTGTAATTCTGTCCCCCGTGATCTGCCAGACCCGTGGCTTGGCATCCGCATCCGGCCCGATCTTGCCCTTTGCTTGGAGCTTTAGGCGGGCATTTCTGCGATAATCATTTTGTGTACAATCTGACGTATTTTTTCGATCCCACCAGTAGCCCTCACATTCTTGGGATTCATCAAAATAGTCTCCTCTGGCCAACTCTTCCACCAGAGCATCCTCAAGCTCCTTGATCCGGGCATCCTTGGAGATGATCTTTTGCTCGTATTCGTGCTGGGTTTCTTTGAGTCGGTTTACACATCGCCGGACCCTCTCCGGTATGGGCAGTTCCCCCTCACCCGGACCGATTCCTACATACGACCCGCACGCTGCCAGATCAGCGGCCACCTTTTCGTAAGGCCGCAGCCGCTCGATTTCGTCTAAAGCGTCTGGTAATATCTCCTCTACACAAAATATTTTTGCCTGTTCGCGGCGGCTATTCCTGGATATGTCCGGCAGCTTCTTCATCTCCTCCAGGCAGTCCCCGCAGATGATGGTGTCTACATTTGGCGTGGTTACATTCATAAATTCACATCCAGTTATCTAATCGCACAGGTGTGGCGGCTATGCGCTTTTGCGCCATGCCTATATATGCCTCATTCAGCTCTATACCGATGAAGTGCCGCCCGAGCTTCTTCGCCACCAGGCCGGTGGTACCAGCCCCGAAAAATGGATCAAGGCAGATACCACCTTCGGGGCATCCCGCCAGGATGCAAGGCTCTATCAGCGCTGGGGGAAAGGTCGCGAAATGTGCCTCGCTATATGGCTTGGTGGCAACGGTCCAGACGGTGCGCTTATTGCGTTTTGTAGGCCAATCACCGCTTTTATATCGCTGCTTTAGATCTCTTAATCCACTGTTACCGCCATTTTGTGGCCCATATGTTTCTCTGGTATCCCGCATGTTTTTTCCGGGCATTTTGGTGTTTATGGCATCTTCTGAAATCGCCTCAGCATCATAATAATATTTCTTCCCCTTACTCAGCAAAAACATATACTCATGGCTCTTTGTGGGCCGATCCTTGCAGCTTTCCGGCATGCAGTTGGGCTTATGCCAGATTATGTCGGATCGTAGCCACCACCCATCGGCCCGGAGAGCAAATGCGACCGTCCAGGGAATCCCGATCAGGTCTTTGGGCTTGCATCCAGCTACCTTCTGATTGGGCGGAACTTCTCTCCTCTGATCCCAGCCACCCCTCGAGAAATACTCAGTTTTCTTTCCTCTCTGATAGCTCGATGTATGGTCCAGCTCCGGTCTGTGGCCGGAGTTGCCCCAAGAGCCTGCATAGGAATCTCCCAAATTCAGCCAAAGCGTCCCTTCCTTCTTCAGCACCCGCCGGACTTCCCGGAAGACCTCCACCAGCTTGCTCACGTAAGCCTCCGGGCTCTCCTCCAGGCCGATCTCCAACGCCTTGTCTGGATGTCCTTCCGGCAAATACGACCGCAAACCGTAATACGGCGGAGAGCAAACACAACAGTCTACTAAGTCGCTTGGAAGCGTTTTTAAAATGTCTGTCGTGTTTCCACAAAAAATTTTATCTATGCATTCAGTTCTTTGCTTCTGCATGAAAGCGTCTCCATTTGTCTCTTATCCCATCCCCTCTCTGCGAAATCCTGGAATCTTTCATAGGTATGCTGGATACCCAATTTCAGGATCTCCTCTGGCACCAATTCCATATCTAGGCACAACATATTAAGCTGGGTTAATGCATCTCCAAGCTCCAACTTGGCGTTTGCCATGTGCGCTTTTGCCTCGCCTGGAAATATCCTACATTGAAGCAACTCATAAGCTACCTGAGCGATCTCTTTGTTCAGGATTACTATGCGATCTATTGGAGATTTTTTGTCTTTTTCGAGCATGTGCAGAGTTCTGACGGTTCTCTCAAGCATGTGTGATTACCCCAATTGCTGATATCATATCGCTCTTATAAATATGCAGAGAGTCATTTCTGTCAACGATTCTGGCAATTTCGCAATGATTGGGATCAATTATATCCCGATATAATGTATTTATAATACCGACGAGATTTATTTGCCAGGCTCCAAAGAGGTCTCTTGACCTCCAGCTGAGGTTAACTGATACGCGGTCATCCTTTTCATAGCGAATTCCCACTCTCTGTAAGCAAGGTGTTGCTGTTTTAGTCTGATCTATCCTGGGTATCCATGTGATCATCTGATTCCGGTTTGACTGAATTCCTGACTCAATTTGCTCTCGGAGGCCCTGTCTCATATAGAGTATTTGATCATCTCTATCGAATCTATCGTAATAAATATAATCAAATCCTTCGGAGCCCTGGCTTCGGTATTTTTCAAGATACTCGGGTGTGAATTCCTCCAAATACTGGTCTACCAGTTGAAACGGGAACTTGGGATGCAGATGCTCTCCCAGTATCTGTTCAACTGCATGATTACCCAATACGATGGTCTGCATGGTATCCATTGCCTGTTTCGCGCCATCTTTACCCCCGAATGTGATTGGTTTGCCTCTTAGTATCACATTTGAGAGGGCCTGTTCCCAGGCTGCATTGAAATCGTCCGATGCAAATTGTATAACTGGCGGCAATACGGGCGAATATATGAAATCACCATGTGTTGCAGATAAAGACCTGGTACATCTTTTCATGCACCATGCATCAACTGGACGCATGATACTGTTCCTAAGTCGTGTCAGCATTTTTATCATCCCTTATACTCTTCTCTATATTATCTACTATATATGGGTTTTCGTTAATACTAAAAAAAAATATGTATTTATGAAATTCCCCAGATACCATCTACCTGAAACATCTTATGCGCGGACTTACCAAATCGCCTGCCGTTTATCTTGAGATTTTCCAGAGGCCCCAAGTTGCCGCTGTCTAGGCAGACCTGCGCTTCCTGTAAGAACTCGGAGACAGAGCCATACTGTTCCAATATAGCTTCTGCTCTTTCCCACCCGATTCCTGGTAGATTGCAGAGTACGTTTATAGCATGCATGTTTTTACGAGGCTTGCTACACAAGGTTATAGGCGGGTCACTGATGACATCGTGGATCATATAGTTAATCAGCAACCGAAACGAATCGATTGGGTTTCGCGACAGAAAAACCGGCAACACTCCTAGAGATTTGATATCGCCGAGAACAGCATATACCATGTTCTCATCTAGTGTCATTCGTTCTTCTGGTTTTTCTATTATGTTTCCCTCGTCAGTCTTGTAGTATGGAGGAATAGACTCGATCAGCTCCGACAGACTACCAAGTATGCTTAGATATCCGTAGTCACATTTTAGGGCTATATCCATGCATTGCCGACCTAGCCGACCCCTTGGTGGAAGGCTGCCCCAAAAATCGTCGAGTTCCTTAATCTCTGCTCCAACCTGTTTACCGGATTCTTCATCTACCAGCATAAGATCGAAGTCTAGGTTTGCTGGTTCTGGCTTATTTATTCTTTTCTTATAATAAGTCCAGGCTTCGTCCAAAAAGTCAGGCCGCTTACCTTGCTTTTCGTTGTTATCAAAAAAAATAGAGTACATCGACTATCCTATTATTTTAGGTTTTCTATTATCTCATTACATTGCTTGCATATATTTCCTGCAACCTCCTCTATGGGACAGTAAACATCTGAATAGCTGTCTTTGCTGATCACGCCCATTAATTTAAGAGTGTCAAGACATTCTGTTACAATATCCATTGGTAGCATTACGTTATGCGCAATTTCATCAGCAGTCTTGCAGGACGTCAATGCCCCGTAAACTATTCGCAAATCTTCTAGGGTCGCCATCGTATCACAATTTTAAAATAGGTTTCCGACTTGAAATACGTTTTGGTTGAACCGAAAAAGAAAATTAGAGGCTATTTATAAGAGCCTCCCATGATATCTTATTTCCGAACTCTTGCGGCACTACGAATTTCGTAAACAGCGTCTTGGTTTCGCCTGGGGCTATTGTACTGGATTTTCGCGGGTCGCCAGTATACTGATATGTTTTCCTAGTATTGTTATCAGTAAGCACGACACCCATCCAGCCTTTCCAGGGTTTGTCTCCAACATTTTTCACGGTATATCCGAACCATGTTTCAGATCCATCCTTTTTCACCACATTGCAGACCGGGGATATGAGACTGAGTACTGCGGATGGTTTAGATACAGTTGAAGTGCATGCAGCAGGATATGAATTTGCAACGCCTCCTACATATTTTACGTCAACCTTTGAATCTATCGACTCGGCAGTTGGATTATAGCCTACTGTCTTCCCGGCCTGTATCATTTTGTCGTTTATGCTAGTAGTACTATTGGCTGGATAATATATATCTGCTATCAATCTGCCGTATGTATCTTTGCCTTTCACTGCCAGTTTGACCGTAGTCCCGGGCGGAATCTGCTCATAAAGCCATGATTTGGCAGCTCGTCCTGCCGGGAAACTCATTTCAGACGACGACACTCCCTGCAATCTCACACTAACCGGTGTTATGTCACAGAGCTGGCCGGGAGCGCATTGCTGGATTACTTGAATAGTATCTCCATCGATGATCTCCATCACGGAAGCCATCGTATCGTAACCAGTTATCTCAGTAACCTGCCCGAGATTTTCTATATATTTATTCAAGGAATCGTTTATAACTTCTCCATTCTTGTTCACGATATAATTATTTCCCATCGGTGTCAGGGTTATTTCTGAACCAATTGGCAAATGGAGCATCAACCATTCTTTGGCTTCTGCGTCTCTGCTGCGTGGAAACACCCCATAAAGTATGACTGTTTTCGGAGTTAAATCGCAGACCTGGCCGGGGACACATTCCATCAGTGCTTCTATTGCTGATCCGTCCTTAACTGCGGTTACTTTCGCGGTGATCTCGAAACCAATATCTGGTGGACTATATCTGGTTCCAAGTGACAGGAACATCCACACCACATCGTCAACCGTTACGTCTTCTGTACCATTTAAGTCGGCAAGTATTGCATCTATCAATCCATCAGAGTCTATAATTCCGCCCGAAAAAAAATGGGTTGATAAGTAGCCCTTCCTGGCTTCGGTGATAGGCATTTAAGACCCCCTGTATAATGAGATCAGTTCTTTTACGTCGTCCTCGGCAAAAGTCCAGTTTCCAGCAATTGGGGGTGAAGATTCACTCCTTGCTGATTCCGCCAGATCGGGTTTGTTCTTAGCAATTGCATAAGCATATACTATATGATCTGGCGTAATGGCTTCTTCTCCGCCCACCGCATCTACGAATTTCTCAACTCTGGATGTTATGGTTGTTGCCGTTGTACCAGTCTTGGTTGTCGATTTGTCTGGATACAGGGTTGCGGTTTTTCTATAAACATGGCCATCGTATACCGTAACCGAGAACGTATATGGCTTATAGCCTTTCTTTTGCATGGTTATGGTATGGGTCCCTGGCTCAAGTTTTATCGTTTCGTCGGCGGTGCCGATTAATTTTCCATCTTCATATATCTCTGCACCCAGCCCGCCGGTATCAACGAAGAGCCCGGTTTCTTCGGCAGTCTCGACTTTTTGAGTCGGTGATGTGTCCTTGTATAGGGTTGCTGTTTTCTGAGCAACATATCCGTCGTACACCTGAACGGTTGTGGTATATGGTTTGTAACCCTCTTTTTTCATGGTTATGGTATGGGGTCCTGGTTCCAGTTTTATTTTTTCGTCCGTGGTTCCGATCAGCTTACCATCCTCATATATCTCGGCATTTAATCCGTCAGAGTCTATGAAAAGCCCGGTTTCGTCAGCCTCTCCTGTTTTCTTGGTTGCTGATGTGTCTTGGTACAGGGTTGCAGATTTCCGAGCGATGCTGCCGTTGTATATCTGGACCGGCATGGTATATGGTTTATAGCCATCTTTTTTGATGGTTATAGTATGCACCCCCGGTTCCAAATTCAGTATTTCATCTGTCATGCCGATAAACTTTCCATCTTCGTATACCTCGGCATTTAATCCAGCAGTATCTATGAAGAGTCCAGATACCTTGGGTTCTGACGGCGTGGTACTCTTTTTGCTGGGATAACTGCTGCTTCCTCCGCCGCCTCCACCGCCTCCACCGGAGCTGGTCTTACTGGTAGACCCGGTTCCTTTCCACGTCTGAATATAATTTTCTTTATCAGCAAGGAACGCTGCAATATCTTTACTGCCACTGTTGATAAATTCGGCATATTTTCCGGTGTCGATAGTAAATTCGCTCCCATCAGATTCTGTCTTTTTTTGATCGATGTCGTACTGCCCAGTGGTCGGGTTAAACAATTTGCCAGATTGAATTATATTGGCCGTGTGGGGATACCTAGTATCATCAATCCAGGATAATGTATTTCCACTCGCGGTTGCCTTGAAGTTTGCTGGATTATTCTGTCTCGCGGTGAAAATTGCCGCCTGGTCCGCCGGCATATATTGTTCTATCCGGGCGCTTTCGGCAATCATGCCAGAAGCTTTATACTCAGCAATCTTTCGGGACAACTCAACTGGATCAGTGGCCGAAGCAAGGTCGTTCTGAATGGCTTTATTGATGGCTTCTTTTGGAAATATCGCACTCATCTGAGCGGCTGTCATATCCGGATACATTGATTTCAGTTTGCTGACGTCAAGGCTTCCATCTGGGCTTATAAAAATGGATCTCCATGTCTGCGCATCTGCCGCTGTTGCGGTGCCACCGTAGGTTGCATATTTAGTCAATGCCTCCATAGATGTAGGTGCTATCGCGAGGACGGCTCTTTGCTGCGCAGTAACCTCCTCAGCAGTCATTCCCGGAGTTGTTGACCCGATAGTCGAGAATTGCCGGACAGTACCGTCTGCCATTACTTGACCTATGATTTGGCTGGGGTCCGTGACATCTTTTCCCAATATGACTTTTCCAGTTTGATCGATGTATTGAGCATTGGGGTCGATGGTCATGGTACTTGTTTGGCCTTTGGCTTCAAGATATGCCTTATTTGCCAGTTCGGAAATTGCACCTCCTTTAACCAGCAGATCATAGGCACCTCCAAACTCTTTGGTCAGAGTATCCTTTGCACCCTGGTTGCTGGCGCTGATAAAGTGCCCGAGTCCGACCTGCTTTGCAAGTTCTGGGTCTGTAATACCAAGGCCCTTAGCTATTAGGTTGTTTGGACCTATGCTGCCGTCTCCTTGAATGTCATATATTCTGCGAAGCGTATCACCGTCGAGATGAGCCATGGTTTCAGGATGTTGCGCCCAGTATGCAGGTCTCTCAGACTCTGGCCGGATGTGGCCCCAGCAACCTGGACCAAACTTGCAACCTTCGTCGGGCACCCACAACCCGGATCGTATGCCCACGCTTACTTTATTTTCCATTTGTCCAACCGCAGCATTTTCTATATACCATCGGAAACCAGCGGCTACTCCAAATATTACGTCGCTATAAGGAACATGGTCCAATACCCAATTAAAGGGTTCTAATATTTTATCAGATCCTTCATACCATGGAATACCATTATTAGACATATATTCCATATATTCGTCTGTAGGCGTATTCCATCCAGTCATCTGAATCACGGTCTGGAACCCTTCTTCGACTGCAAAATATAGGAACTGAAATCCATATACTAAAGCCACCGCTTTAAAGGTTCTCTTTGCGGCGGTTGTTAAGGTAGACAGGGGGTGGTCTATCATGTTCCTGATCATTGTTTTGCTACCTATGGCACCCCCTCTAAGGAACCTGCTGAACTTACTAGAAGGCATGCTTTGCCGGATTCTGGCCAATCGTTCCATATCTTCACGAGTATATATCCTCTTTGAATAAAACTCATCTATGAACTTCTTATCGCCAGCCGACAGATTGTTGTACTTGGGATCGGCCTTCATGTCGGATATTATGCGATCTTGGGCTGCCTTCTGATACTGAGATGCCACACTTGGATCGACGTCGTAGATTTTTCCAAATGCCTCGTCTGCAAACGCTTCGTCTTTCAATGCAGCCCTGACATCTTTATCAGTGAGCAGTTTCTTAAGTTCATCTGTCTTTCCGGCCATGCTGGAATCAAGTATGTTATCTATCTTGAGTCGTCCCAGATCCGCTCCGACCGATACTCCCTGATATGCTCCGGCGTTCTCAACAATCCTCGTCACTTGCTGATAATCATTTTGATTAAGTTGCCGGGTCATGGCTCTGCGAATGTATTCCTGGTCAGTTGCAGACATTTTAGCCCTGGTCACATCATCGATACGGCCAACTGCTCCCTGGTAATGGAACCCCATGATCTTTTCTGCGGCGGACCTGTCGCTGCCCAGCTTTTCAGAGATGGACATGGCCAATTGCTCGGCCTCTTCTCGGGAGGTGTTTCGGAGATATGTTTTAAGGTCCTCACTTTTGGCCAGGGCCTCGTCCAGCGCAGATCGGCCATCCCGAACAGATAAACCGTCCAACTGATTGAGGAGATCATCAACCGTGGTTTGTCCGTTGACTATCTGAGTTCCTTTGGCCTGTTTTACATTTCTGGCATCGTAGACTTCCTGATTTAGCCTGCGTCCTTTGTTTTTAAGAGCATCTGCCCGGGTCTTCAATCCATCGATTTGTGATTTTATAGCAGCTTTCTCTTTTACCGGGGCGGTTTCGAGCTTGACGCCGAGTTCTTGGATCTGACGACCGAGTTCGGACAGTTCATCTTCTATGGCTATCCGTTCTGTTGTCTTTGCATCGACCAATTGCTGTGCTTTTTGGTACTCAGATGCCAATTCTTCAGGTGTGACCGCCTCGGGGCCAGGAGTTGTTTCTGGGGTCCTAATCGTCGGGGTTTCCGGCGGGACTGCCTCTACTATCCTGGGCGTAGACGTTCGAGCATCTTCAATCATCTTGACTCTGGTTTCATCCAGATATTTGGTCAGGTGCTGTATATCTTCCCCCGGAATTGCCCTGATAGCTGCCTGAATATCTGAGTCACCAACCAGGGATGCAAACTCACGGGCATTCATGCGCTGAAGATCGATACCGGATAATCCATTGATTCTGACAGCATCTTTTTCAACTATTTCAACTGTCCTGCCTATTTGGAATGGCCCGGCTTTGTCTGCTTCCCGAACAGTAGACCACAATATTCCGTCATCAGTTAGCAAATCAATTTTGACAAATTCCTTTGACATGTCGGAGGTGAGGCCGCCTGATTCAGTCAATCCTTTCCAAATAGATTCATCGACCGAATATGGATCTGCCCGGTTGACAGCAACTATTCGACTGCCGTTTGCATTTTCTGGAACTTTGAATTCGGTTGGGACATTGCTTGGTTTCTCCCAGTAGAACATTTTGGCAGGGGTTGCAGCAACATTCATTGCTTCATCCGCAGAGGGAACCATTTCGTTCCTGCGTATGAACTGGAAATCTCCTTCTGGCGATTTTACTACCCATCCTCCTGACTTCTTGAAATTATGAGTCGCTGCCTGCCATCCGTTCGAACCCGTGATTGTTGTTCCTTCGTTCGCAGCTTTTTCAAATGCCTTTGCCATAGATGCTTTTGTTGGTCCTTTTGTTCCAGTGACCAAAAGAATATCGCTATACTTGCTGTTTCCCAGTATAAGTTCGGCCATGCTGTAATCTTCATTTGCATCCAGCCACGAAGCAGGCATCTGGGATATCAGGTTCTTGGCAGATTTCAGAGCCTCAACTATCTTGTCCCATGCCATTGTTGCTTTTGCAGTCCACGTTGCTTTTACGGCACTGAACTTTCCAAGTAGGCCTGGTGTGGTTGTCGGTTCTCCAAGATAATATCTCATTTCATCCAGGATTACATCCGAAGCCCCCTTGAATTCTTCGAACTGGAAGAAATCATCCATGTTCGCTTCGGCCTTGGTCTGGTGGACTATGAGTTCTTTTTCTGGACCAAGATTGCTGGCTTTAATATCCGCATTGCTGAGGTTCTTTACACTGTCCCTGGCCGCAGTTATCTGGTTCTGGAACTCAGAAAGTGGCATGGTGTTGATTGGTACTGTACCCATTGCCTCGTCAAATGTTGATCCGGCTGCGTCACTCATCTGAGATCTGAGATACTGAACCCTGTCGATTTCCGATTCGGTTAAGACGTCACCATTTTTAGCTTTGGCAAGCAGACTTGCATCCCCGGATTCCACAAATTTTCCGAAATCTTCTGTCTTGGTGAATCTGGTCCATGCATCAGCAACAGCTTCCGCACCTTCTTCTTTAGATGCAGCAGCGGCAATCATATCATCATATAATTTTGAAAGCTCTGATTGCGTCGGTGCAATATTTGATGGGGTATAAGCAGCCGCCGGTGATGGATAGTATTCGGTTGGTGCATAGGTCGCGGGAGATGGTGTATAATATTCGGCTGGGGTCGTGATTGTCGGAGTAGCCGGGGTCGTGGGCGTGGTTGCGGCCAATCGATCTGCCAGATATTTACCATATTCTTCGGGAGTTTGACGGGCATTAGTATATGGGTTGAGTATTTCAAACGTGCCGTCATCTTTCCTGAAGAAATAGAACCCTCCTTCGCTATCCCAGATCGGGGTTTCTCCTGAGCCTTTGATTTCTGTGTACTGATCTCCCGGAAGCCAATTTCCGGTATCTGTGTCCATGTAATCGGTGTTTCCAGTCGTTGGGTTGGTCCTAACGTAAGTATCTTCGGTGTCATCGTAATTGTAATCATAGTTCGGGGTGTTATCGGCAATTACGGCTCTTTCTGCGTCCAGCTCCTCTTTTGAAACCCATCTACCGGACCGGTTCTGATAAACCTTAGATCCGTCTTCATTGAGCTTGGTATAGGTATTAAGCGCAGCATCGTACTTTGGAGATCTCTCGGCTGTTCTGGCCAATACCAATTCCTCGTATTCTGTAGTTGTGAGGATATTGCCGGTCTCGGGGTCTTTGACTTGCCAGGTTTTACCATTGTCGAGAGATCGAAGCTCTGCTCCCCAGTTTTGATTGTAAGTCCATTGACTTGCATCGTCGCCTGCGATGATCTTTCCGCCGGTGACATCATCAACATGCGTTGGGTATCTTTCGGTTGTTCTTTCTGCAAGGAGTTTCTCGTAATCTTCAGTCGATAATATTCTTCCAGTATCAGGGTCTTTTACTTGCCATACACCATCCTGATACCTGAGTTCGGCTCCCCAATCTCGATTATAGACCCACTGGCCCTCACCCTGACCAGTAACAACCTCTTTACCGGTAGTTGGTTTCTGGACTTTTTCTGCCGCTCGTTGCCTGAGGAGGTTTTCATAATCTTCCAATGAGAAAATTCCTCCAGTCTCGCGGTCTTTAACTTCCCAGGTTTTACCACCATCCGGAGTTCTTAGTTCAGTACCCCAGTCGTCATAATACTTCCACCCGGTTGTATCTTCTGTGGCCCCGCCGGTGACTTTGGTTTGCTCCTTGAATTTAGTGGCTGTTCTTTCTTCAAGGAGCTTTTCATATTCGTCAATTGATAATATTCTTCCAGTTTCTCGGTCCAAGGCTTGCCAGGCACCATTTTGATATCTAAGCTCGGTTCCCCAATCTGCGTTATAAGCCCACTGGCCAGTGTCAGTCCCGCCTCCAACGGCAGCACCACCACCCGTGTATCCTCCTCCGCCGCCTCCGATTGGACCGGCATCACCCATTTCACCACCGTATCCATCGGGTCCGCCAAGCATTTCGTCTGAGACAGATGTTGGAGCATGGCTGCCAGTGGGTTGATATTGATCAGGCAATGCTTTGAGACGCGCATCCCATTCAACCGCCAGTTCCAAGGCATCGTCATTGGTGGTGATTTTTCGAGTGGTAACGACATTGTGTACTTCTCCAAAATCGTCAGTATATGTAACCTGCCAGGTGTCTACTGATCCCGGTCTGGACACCTTGGTAATGGCCGGATTACCGTATTCATCTGTAGTAAGGACAACTTTGTTGGCTGGTACGTAATCTTTGTGAACCTGATAATAGTTGCCTTTTCCATCTATGTCCACTAAATATTTACCATCGGCTGTCTCCATAACACCGGTTTCTCGGACTTTCGTAATTGTGAATTTATTGCCGGTAGGATCTACTACACTGAACGGCTTGAATCCGTCGTCAACTATGACATTTTTCTTCATGTCAAAGAACTTAGTCTCTGTTGCAGCGTCGGTTTTAGTTCCTGTGAAACTAATGGTTTTGGTTTTTTCTGAGATTGCGCCAATGGGTTTCAACCCTTCATTTCGAGCTGCTAGTGTCTCGGCAGTTATAGGTTCTCCTGTTACCGAACGAGTTAATTTCGAAGTGTCTACCCCAGCAGCGGCCTTGGCATCGGTGGGTATTGTAAGCAGGCCGCCGTTTACATCAGCGACTTTGATACCGATGCCCGGTACAGTAGCGCTTATCGTTGGCAGTTTAGTGGTATCAGTTGATGCAACTGGGATTATTGTTTTTCCCTCTATAGCCTTTTCGCCTGTTGTAACGGTTTTTGCGATAGCATCCACTTCTGCTGCTTCTTTGCCGTCCCTAGATATCTCGAAGATCTTCCCGTCTATAGTTTCTAGTCTTATTACATTTGGATTATCAATAGCAGATCCGACTTTGCCTATGAATTCAGTGCCTCTGTATGCCCCAACTGTCCCATCTGCTGCTTTCAACAGCTTCACACCTTCTATTGTTTTGCTAGCTTTGGAAACAAGTTTCAATGGTACGCCGATACCTACAGTCAATGGCAAAAACAACGCAGCATTCCAAGTTTCGTTTGGGGTAAGTGGTTCTGTTACGACGGCTTCTGCAAGTGCAAGTACCTGAGCTGAACTGTAATCCATAAGTTCTGTACCTGCCTCAGAGGTTGGTAGATAGGCCAACGCTGTTCCAAATCCTCGTTCGCTCTCCATGCCCTCGACGTATCTCTTTTCATCCGATGTCATGGCATTTTCAAGTGTTTTTTTGTATTCAGCTGATCCGAGTTTGGACTCTAATATAGGCTGCATGACGACATCAGTTGCAGCCCCTAGTATAGCTCGTGGGTTGTTCTTCGCAATTTCGGCAACAGTTTCGGAGTCTGCATATGTCAGCGCATTTTTAAATACCTCATATTGATTAATTTTGCCTACGGTTGGCACATCTTTGAGAGTTGCACCTGGTTTTGCAAGGTCTTTTGCTATTTTATCTAGTTGAATTAGTCCCTGTACAGTAGGCTGAACTTCATAACCATTTTCATAGCCGGGACCCATCATGGCCATGTATGGTAACTTAGTTACCCAATCTGCATATCCCCATTTATCTTTTAAAGGGTCCGGAACCTGGGCGTTGGTTAATGGTTTCAGCGTGAACATCCCACTATCAGCTAATCTCATATCGGGAACCTGAAGAACGGTATCCTTGAGAGTTAAAATACTTGATACCAATCCTGTTTCTGGTTTCTTGGCGGTCCCCACATCCAAGGTTGCAGCTCGATTGAGCAAATCCTGACCCAGATCTCCAATTTCAGTATCGCTAAGCCCGAGATATGCGGTTTTTCTGTATGCCCATTCGTTGACAGGAACATCTTTTCCGGTGCTATCTTTCACGGTTTTAAATGGTTCGACGGAGAATAACCCACTATCTGACATAGCGGCATTTGGAACGGAACGCTGCATGGCTATTTTGACTTTTCCATCGTTTGATACATATATGCCCATCTTGCCGCTCGCCAACGAATCAGCAATTTGATTGTCCTTATACCCAGTAGACTTCAGGGCCTTATAAACATCTGGATCTACGTTGACTACCCTACCTTCTACAGAACCTTTTACGGCAACTGCGTCTTTGGGTTTTGATGTTGATGTCGTGGCTGGTTTTGCTGTTTCTGGAACTGTTTTGGCATATTCTGTGAAACCGCCCTTTGCGAACTCAACCTTTGATATCTTAGATCCTGGCAGAACATCTCCTGTTGGTGTCCTGTATAGCTTGTTAAAATCAAGACCTTCAGCGGGCTTGCTGGAAGTAGTGGTTTTTGAAGTAGTGGTTGCCCCAAGGTCGTACAGTTTTTTAAAGGCCTCATCACGATCTTTACTCAGCACTTTGTCCAGACTTTCAAAGATTCCGCCGGTTCGAGTATCTATTTTCTTGGTCTCGGCAGGTCCGGTTTTGGTCTTGGTACTGGTCTGCGTTGCCGTTCCTGGTTTTGCAGACGTGGCGGCGGTTGACTTTGTTTCAGATTTTGATGCGTATTTCCCAATACCACGTCTCTGATCTTCCATATCATCTCCCGTCGTTGTTTTACTCCAGTCGTCGAGTTCTGTATGCGGTAACAAGGCTTGCCGAATTGCGGCTGCTTTGGTATAATCTACTTTGCCATCCTTGGTATATGGATCAAGAACCTCTTTAATGGCCCCCATTCTTTCAATCACAACGCCCGAAGAAGCCGGAGCATCTCCATACAATTTAGAATATATTTCCCGTATTGCGGATTCTTGAGATTGACCTGGATTTATTTTAATTGAATTGACTATGGTTGCCGCTTTAAGAGCCTGATCTGCCTTTTCGTGGTTTTCGTTTACTTTTCCAATAATGGCTTCATATTTCTGCATCTTTGCAAGATCTGCGGCCTGGTCAGCGTATTTTCCTATCTCGGTTATGCCTGTTATTGTTCTGTCCACACCAGCCTTTATATCGGAAGCTGTCTTTACGTCATTGGCTTTGTTAAATTCGTTATTGGCAACTTTAACCAGGTTGTTAAAGGCCGATGATGAAAGAGCATATAACGAAGCTTTCTCGGTGTCAATTTTCTTATCAGCAACACTGCTGGCTGCTTCTGCAAGACGGTCGGCAGAATCGAGTATCCTGCTTATGGCAGATTGCAGAGACGCAGTATTGCCGGTTGCAAGAGAACTGGCCAACGCCATTTGCATTTTATTGCTCATATCGAGCGATGCAGGAGGCTCAATGGTGGTAGATATAACGTTACTAAAATTGCCTACTTTTTTAGCTACGTCCTCAACTACTTTGGCCACCTGAGGTATTGGCGCTCTGGCTATTGCTTCGGATACTGACGTTACCTTCGGTGCCTGAGATCCAAGTACTTCCGAAGCTAATCCAGTTACCGGGGTAGTTGATTCGATTGGTTTTAATCCTTTATTTCTGGATATCAGATCCCCGGCAGTTGCCGGTACATTTACACCAGATGCTATGGATTTTTGTATAGCCTGGGCCGGGGTTGAAGTTGGTACGCTGGGTACAGCCGGGGTTAATGGCTTCAATCCCTGGTTTCGTGCAGCAAGAGTCTGTGCAGATATCGGCACGTTAGTACCGGAAGCTATTGATTGCTGGATAGCTTGAGCCGGAGTTGGTGTCGGTGCCGATACTCTGGGCGTAGAAATCGTGCCGGATGCTCTCAGGGATTCAATCTCGCGGTTCATGGCATCTAACAAGGCTTTCTGTAACTGGCTGGTCGGGGTTAATGGCTTCAATCCCTGGTTTCGTGCAGCAAGAGTCTGTGCAGATATCGGCACGTTAGTACCGGAAGCTATTGATTGCTGGATAGCTTGAGCCGGAGTTGGAGCTGGAGGCGGTGTGCTGGGTAAATTATACTCCGCCGGTGGCGGTGTAGGCTTTATGACCCGCTGAGCGGCAGGTGTCTGGGATATCGGTTTATCATACGGAGTTTGACCATATAGAGGTGCTCTGGGCTGCTCTTCGAGCAATCCCGTCGCTGGGTTGTAGATGTTAACAACTGGGGGTTCTAAACGGTACTCCGCCG